AAGATTGCCACAATATTCCAGTTAACACCATGCACATTCCGATGCTCCATCGCTGTGTCATCAATGTGCATCACGATATATTTCTGAAATAACTTACTGGAATCATCTACCCAATGATTGAGTTTTGAATTTCTGATTGGTCCATCTTTTATCCCACACACATCGTAGTAAGATTTGAGTACCAATTGTTTTGGATTGATCTCGTAAGCCATGTCCAGGTTGATGACCATTGGATTAATGAGCTTTACTTGGCTGAGATGATAAACAGGAAAATAATGGTGCTGGAAGACCCAATAGAATTGAGGAGGAATATCAAGCACTACACGATAGCCAGCCTTGTGGTAATACTCCATTACGGGTTCCATCATGATAATGTCTCCCATGGCCGCTGAGCGCTTCAGGACTACACTTTCTTGAAATGGTGGATGGAAGTTACCATGGAAGCCGAACGTGGGCTGTAATGGTTCGTGACATTCGTAGGCGAACTGGTGAGCAAGTTCTTCGGGAGCGAATAAACATTTTTTTGATTCCAAAAATGTTCTGTATAAACGACAGATTACTTCATCTTCAGGATGTATAGTATTAACAACAGATGTGTCATTACCAATCAAAAACATTAAGCGTTGAGATCGTAATGAGAATCCACCATTCCCAACATTGCGTCCATCCTTGTAAAACCAAGGAGCACCAATGTAATCGTAATTAAGAAACTCATCTGTCCACACACTACCGTCAAGCACGTAACCATCGTTCTGGATGATCAGCACGTGAGTAGTTGTGATGTAGTGCCAGAGTTCTTTTATGATGAATTTAGAGTAATCTTCTTTCGATTTGATCGGCGCGATCATGATCTGCTCGAAGTCAGGATCATTGAATGTTTTGTCGGTGAAGAATATGGCGCTATGGGGCTTGATTTGTTCCAAGCTTTTTTTGAGTGCCATGATGGCCTCACCGTAGTTAAGGCAGTCAACAATGACAAGTGTTACGTTAGGAAGTTCTTTCATTTTAGTAATTCTGGTGTTTCGTGAATATTCCCACAAAGGAAAAATTTCTTGCTATTAGTATCTTCTAATGTATATGTCCAAAACATAGGTTCATCAAGTGCTTTAATTCCGCCATTGATGTAATTAAAATACTCACGCTCTACTGTAAGAGTACAAAACATACCCCATTCTTTAACCCAGACTATGACTAAGTAATAAATCTTATCGCCAATGAAAGAACCAGTCCCATTACAATGTTCACATGATGTTTTTAATGACTCGCCGCCTTCATGCCATCCACAGCCATCGCATTGATCACAAATTTCTTCATCCACTTTCTCGACCCGAAAAATATCACCTTCATAAATTTCTTTGCCATTCTTATCTAAGAAGCCAGTGAATGGCATAATATCGAAATAATCGAATTCCTTGTCATTTATAGATCGGCCAATAAAAGGTTCAAATCCTTTTCCCGGAGTACCACCAAATACTCCTGTGGTAATTTTTTGATCGGGATTAAATCCAACTACAAAATCATATCGCATGATTTTAAATTGCTCATCCCACGCGCGAAACTTTATTGTTTTCATTTCACTTCCCCAAAACAGTCCGCGAATCGCATAATCAAATACTTCACATCATCAATGATGAACTCAGTGCCAGCGTAATTTCCATACGATATTCGCATACCTTTATGAACCGGAAATTCTGAAGTGGTTACAGAATCATACTTATTATTTTGTGTTCTCATATAAGTTGAGTTAGCCTTGCCTGGGCCAACAGCAACCACAGTGCCAATCATCGGCTTCACTTTATCAATGGCAGCATCCGGCTTGTAAAGTCCGCCAGCAGTCTTTTCTTCTACTGGATCAGGATAAACCAGAATACGATCTTCGAATGGTGCGAACTTTTCAGTCATAAAGTTGATAGCTTTCTGCTTCTCTTCTTTATCTTCCGAGAGTTGCTTCAATCGTTCCGCCTTCTCTTGAACAGAGGCATCATAAGATTCCTGCGCAACTTTTTTTTCTTCTTCTGTCTGTGGCTCCACAGGCATATAGTAAGCTTTTCCTTTTGCCATAAATTATAAATTGATTGTTAGTTCTGTATTTAGAAGTGCATAGTAAATATTTTGGAGTTGGTGAACGTATTCACATACAACTTCTCGTTCTTCGTAATTAGTAAATTCATCTGAATATGCTTGCGAAAGATTACGAGCATCTTGCTGATAGGCCAAGTAAAGCGTTACAATCTTTCCTTCAGATATCTCTAAAGCAAATCCAGATTTTTTATATTCTAATTTATCAAATTTAACGTAAGGATTTGTATATCCATCTGAATAATAAGAATTCACTATTTCGAATCCTGCCTTTATCAGTATCTCTTCAGTTAATGGAATAGGCTTGTGACTTGATAATTTTAAATCGATCTTATCAAAAAATTCAGATGTTACAGTAATAACCTCTACTTCATCATATCGATTATCAAACCATATTTTATTACCAATCCTTAATTCTTCTTTTTTCATGCCAATTGCTTTACAAGATGTTGAAAAATCTCAGGCACTCTAAAATAATAACCACCCTCACCACAAGGATGAACGTTCGGGGCAAAGTCACATATCTCCAGTATCCTCGGAACCTTCATCGCCTCCGCTATCGCAAAGCACATCGACTGATTGCCAATGAATAGCTTACACGATTTAAGCGCAATAGCTAATTCCAGAAAATCATTAACGACATAGTGAGGAATAGTAAAGCCCCATTCCATGCAGAATTGTTTATGCTCTTCCGGCATCCCGATAAACATTAACCGTTCCTGATATTCCTTCAGGAAAAAATAATCAATCCACTGCCCGTGATACCTAGATGTCCGGTTAATTAAAATCATTCCCTCCAAGGCCTTATTATACATCGCAGGATGATTGAGTGTAATCCATGGCTCCCAATACTTCGGACGCATCTCAGCGAACACCATCGCCAGCCAGGTGACAATATTACCATACGGCATGTGGTTCTTTACCTGCCGGATCATATCCATATCTACCATTACTTTCTCTCCTTTCCATTCATTGAATGACTCTACATAATCCTGGGACTCGATCAGGGGCTTCAACATATCAAAGGCATATTTATTCATCATGGATGATCCGTACGGGTGCTCTGCACCTTCGTATAGCCTGCCTTGTTGATTTAGCCATTGGTAGATGACTGCTTTGTGATCGGATGACTCACAGATGGTTTTAATGCCTGCCAGGGCATAGATCAGGTCACCAGCGAAGCAACCGTGCTTGAATAGTAATTTGTTCTCCAATTCTTTATCTTTAGGTGTTAATTAACATTTAAACTAAAAAATTATACCATGGCTACGAACATTTTAATTGACGTGTATGAGTTCAGCACCGGCATGGATCTGGCCCAGAAATACACTCAACCTTTCGTTGTAGTTGATATCCAAAGCTATCAGCCTGCGAGCATTTACAATTTCAAGAACGTCTACTTCCCAGGCGTAAGGTCTAAAATCACGGCCAGTTGGGGTGGCGTACTGAAAGACTACTATGTAGCTCAGACAGTATCGCAGATCAAAACCTTGATTGATGCCTAATTAAAAGCCCTTCGATTGCTAGTCGATGGGCTTTTCTATGCCCATAAAGTTCACAAGTTTACGAAGAAATTAATTCTTAACAGATATTAAGATGTTAATTTATTTAAAATATATTTGTGACCATGATTGAACCCATCCAAGACTACTTCACCGTCGCTATTGACAGCCGTTATCCAGAGACTAAAACAAAGGCTGGCATCATCCTGATCAATACTGCATGGATTGATGACAAGGATATGGATCGTAACGAACACAAGCGCATTTACGGCACAGTACTATCTGTTCCAAAAATGTTCTCTGAAAATGGTTACCGTGCCATTGACGATGGCATGCCTGCTTATCATAAATATGTTGGCCATGATGATATTGTAGATCGAATAAACAGAGGCTATCGCAATCATTCTGATAAGGCTTATTACCCAAGCACGTATGAGAAGTATGATGTGGTGACTATGGCAGACATTGCTGAGCGAGTTGATGTTAAAGTTGGTGATAAGGTTTACTTCTTACCTCAGTGTACTGAAGATGAGAACATGCTGGAGAAGACAAAAGAGCGTGAGGTATATCAGATCAATGTAGCGGAGATCATTTGTGTTGTTCGTGATAATAAAATAGGGAGTATTACTTTAGATCAAGATGATTCATTCTTTCAAAAAAAAGAATTCAACAGAATAATCATGCAAGGTGAGTGGGTGCTCATTAAACCAGACATGGAGACATGGGATGAAATTACTTCACCTTCAGGAATAATTTTAAAGACGCAACCGGATAAGAAATGGTTACAAGGTATTGTCGCTCATAGTGGACATGATCATTTGATTCCAGGAACAAAGATTGTGTATTTGCCGAATGCTGATTGTTCGGTTAAGGTAGAGGATGAGGAATATTTTGTGATGCCTGCGCAGGATGTAATTGGAGAACTAAAATAATTTATGCGTAAACTATTTACCATACTGTTGACTATAGCCATAGTGGCTGTACTCACAGGCCTAACGGAGGCAAACACCGTAAAAAAGAAAAGTGAAACTTCGATAAGTGCTGAGAAGCTTTATCTTGTTCATGACTTTTCCAATTTAACATTTTCGCCCAAGATGATTCCAATTAATCTGGCATCAAGTAGCATTGATTACGGCTGGCAGAATTGTAAATGCTATAATCTTTATGGATGTGGCACCGCTTTTTGTGCTGTTCTTGTAGCTAATAGTTATTGTATTAATAATGGTCATCCGAAACCGGCAGGCTGTAAATAAATAAAATAGAACTCCACTAATTTTAAAGTTTCGTAGTTAGTGGAGTTTCTTTAAAAAAAGAAAACCCCGAGATCAAGTCCCAGGGTCGGAGGCATCCAGATCTTCAAGTGTGCTGCTCGGAGATAGATTCAATTGTAATATTAAGTATTTTTCTGCTCAGTTTTGGTATCTGTAGTCTCTACTTTCATATTGGAAGTAGTAGTCGTAGTTCTTCCAGATTTAAAATCCATGATCTGCTGAAAAGTTATAATCCCGAGACATAATAAAGCAAAGAGCAACCAAACGGTTAACACACTAACGAGCACTTTATCATCAGTGTATTTTATTGTGATAAACACAGAGACACAAACACCAGTGAAAGAAGCGAGTTTTCGGGCACTGAATCCTTCAGGTTTATTGTGTAATGCATTTACGAGATTGTCTACAAATTTCATTATAGTGAAAACTGAAGATTAATCCATTTCAATAAGTCACTATTCGTCGCATAAGCAACATCCCAAATATTATGGCCCATTCCAGGTAGCACGCGAAAATCTACCTGATGAATGTGTGATGCATTATAAGCCTCAATGAATTTCTTATCCGTAGTAAATGATACTGTCTTGTCTTTGTCTCCATGCCATGCCTGAATCGGAATCTCAGGGAATGTAGCAGCATAAGCGGAAATACTCATGTACCATGGTGGTGATACCTTTCCACATACAGGAGCGACGAAATTCAGCAGACTAGCACCTGGCTTAAGTAGTAATGCGTCTGTGGCAATACCTCCTAGACTGAGTCCGGTACAACCAATTTTTTCAGCACCAAATTTTGCCATAACAAATTGTGGAGCACATTTCACCAACTGCGTATAATTAGTCTCAACCTGAAAAGCAATGATGTTGTAATCAAATTCAAAGCCATTAGCAGCCAGATTAGGAATACCATACTTCTGAACTAAGCTGATTCTTGATCCATCAGCAGGGCCAACTTCACCTGAACCGTGTAAGCAAATAAGAAAGTTTTTTGAAGGTACTTTGGCTAACCAAAGTTTGTAATTAAGCTTCCAGGTAGACTTACCGATCTTAAATACATCTCCGATTACTGTTGATTCTTTCATGGCTTTTTCTTTATTTCTAAAATAAAAACATCTGGTAAATTACGATACATCCATTCAAGTTTTGAAGAACTATCTGCCATATCCAATACACCATCTTTATTCAAATCAGCAAATCTACCCCCCACACCAAGGCATCCGAGTAAGTCTTTAACATATGAGATACGATGAACAAGAATAGAACTCATATAATTTCCAAGCTTGTCTTTGATGTATTTATTTAATGATCGCCCAGGAATAGCCCGAAATCTAAAATATCCGTAAGGACGATCTTCCTTTGGTGCCTGCTTCTCGATAATATAAACACCTTCAGGAATACAGCTTGCATCATTCTCAACAGTGTTAGGATTATCACGTTGGTTGTTTAGCCACCTTAATTCCATCGTCTTACAAATCAATGTAGCCCCATCATACCAACTACCTAGTGTTTCAGTAGGTAAATAGACCCGTTCAAGAATGAAGTGTTTTAAATTAGTTTCCATTTTTAACAAATGATTTTGAAATGTCTTTTAGAACGTCAATTTCATTCTTCATGAACAAATCAATTCTGACACCTAATGCATCAATTTTTTTATCCATGGCTGTTAAAGTCCGGTCAATGTTACCGCTTGTTGCCTGCTGTACGACAATTTGTTTACCCTGCCTGATGCTGGATAGTGAAAGCCACCCGAGTACAGAACCATAAACTATAAAGAAGATCGTCTGAAATTTGTCCATTTTACGAAGAAGATTAAGTATAAAAGTATTTTAAAGTCTGTGAACTCTACTCCCCATCCAAAAACTGTTCCCCAGGATTGTTCATAGATAAGAAAGAAGTCAAGTAAAGATACAATCTCTATCGCTCTGAAAGCATAAAACATCTTATTTGCCTGTGGAATGGCTTTATTTTTAGTTTTACAGTATTGCCAGAAGGCTAACCACTGGAGGTGATAGCAAAAAATGTAGTAATAAGTTTGAATCGTAAGCCCTGTTTCATGACCATCTTTATCAAGGATTTTATGAAAAGGAAAGGGTTTAATGTAATAATATTCTGGTAGCCAGCTTGTAAAACGATTCATTACAATAGCTATGACAATGATAAGAATGGCATCCTGAGCAGAAAGCCATTTATAAACTTTATTAATAAAATTCATCCTCCGTTATTTATGTGGAGGAATTGGTGATGGGTTTTCTGGCGTTGAGTCCAACGTGGTTGCTGTTTTAGACTTAGAAGATTTCACGATTGGTTTCTTCTTAGCAACTTTTTTTGGTGATTTTTTCTTGTTACTCATATCTCTGAATCAGTTTAGCAATTTTTTCTTCAAGGTCATTAACTTTTTGATTGCTTATTGAAAGCCGTTCATTAAGATTTTTGATGATCGAATCCTGGTTTATATTTTTCTTTTGCATCCTCCTATTCGAAGTGTACATCAAGGCTAAACCAAGTAAGAATAGTGCATATATCCCGTTCATCATCTTTATGGGTAACTTCTTCCCCATAAATTTACCTAACCTTTAACTATAGTTCAAGAATACCTTATTTATCCGGTATTATTGACTAACCTGGAAAGAAATTTCTCCAGTTGTTGCATCGTAGCTGTAAGGTGCGCCGCCATCAAACACTTTATCGTTAGGCCTGAATGGTGCTTCTTGTAAAATAGCAGGATTGGCTGAATCGGTACTGGTGGCAATAATCATTTTATAATATTGACGCTCCACAAATTTCAATGCTATTCCCACAGAAATATCAGTAGGAAATGCCTGCTTTAAGAAAAGCATGGTATCACTCACGATATAATCAATCTGACGAAGTACATTACCGTCATACAAATAACTTCCTATTAATAATCTTGTGAACTGAGTGCCAACTCCACGAACGCATTTACCTCCTGATGTGATTGTGCCAAGAGACGTTACTGCGATTGGAATAGTGCCTTTCTTTGGGAAAGATGTTCCGGCCATAATATCCCCGTATGAGTTTGGAATGTTGTAGGCTCCGCCGGTAACAGCCCTGAAGACCGCGCTTTCATTGTGAAATAGTGTCTCGTTAACCATAGTGAATATTATTAAGGATGAGTAAATTTAGTCATAATTTTTAATACGTGAATCCTAAGCTATCCTCACGTTGCTTTTTCTTCTTTTTGCCAGCTTTTTTAGCTTCATAATTCTGCACTCCGATGCCAAAGAATGCAGGGATCATTGATTCAATAAGCACTGTTGGTCCTTCTGTTTTATAGATAGAAGCAATATCCTGAAGATATAATGGAATAACATTTTTAATAGCTTCTCCTTGGATAGTTACCTCATTACCGACAACATCTTTTCCTGTCAATAAATTAACCGCTGTGCTGGCTGTTGGTGCTAATTTAGAGCGGAAGAAGCGTTTAATCACATCGCTTCTATCCTCAAATGGAAACTTCTTACCATCAATTTTAATAATTTCTCCAGTAGTAGTGCTTTTTCGTTCTCCGGTAGCCAATTGAGCAATAAGCCTAATGATTTGCTGAAAGCCAGCCCATAAATCATATCGAGTATTCCCTATTTTAATTTTTCCAAAATCAGAAGAGCGAGGATCATGTTCAACATCTGCTCCAGCAGCTGCCGCCAGGGTTATAACTAATGTTCCAAAAGCAGCATAAGCCAAAATATTTTTTATTGCCATTTTCCTTACTGGCGCTGGCATCTTTGCGTATGTAACCGGATTCAATAAATTAACTCTTGAGGCTAAATATCTTGGAGAGAAGAAGAATCCATTAAGCACTGTAGCAGAAGTTTCGAGGGCTCCAAGATTTCCACGTCCGGTGGCGTTATTAATAAAGCTTGCCCATGCCTTATATGCTTCAGGATTTGATTCTGGCGTGATACCTTGCTCCATTAATCGATCAACACCATTAGCAAAAACATCTACACGAAGTTTGTTTAGATATCCTGAGTAAGCACGTTCACTACCTTTTACCAGTCTTCCAATAACAGGTATTTTACTGGCAAGATTGGATAAGAATTGTTCTTCTTTCGCAGTTAATTTTGTATTTGACTCAGCAATATAAAGTTTGCTCTGTTTCATCAACTGATACTCTGGACTATCCTTTAACTTCAATAGCCATTCATCAGCTTTCTTTTGAGAGAATGCCTGCTTAAACATTTCGACAAATGATCTGCCACCAGCTTTTGGATTAGCAGCCGATAATAAGGCACCCTGGCGGAATGGAGCAGACATATCAATAGACGCAAGAAATGATTTTGGTAAATTCCATACGTCTACCGCTGTATCCCATATCTTTTCACTCATTGGCCTATTAGCCAACCTTACCTTTTCTTGCTCAACATCAAACTGAGCTTTTATTTTATCGCGCTCCAATTTTAAGTCAGAGGCTTCTTTGTCTAATGCTAATGGCTTTGCTTTTACAGGTTTTGTAAAATCTTTCTTTTTAATTCGATCTTCGTAAGAAGAGACTGATTTTTTGATAGCTTTTTTATAATTCTCAAGACGCTTCTTATCAGCCACGCCTAAATCTTTTTCAAGTTGCTTGTAAGTGAATTTCAGTTTATCTCTGGCATCGCGAAGATCTTTTAACTCCTGAGTTTCTTTAGTGGTTGACTTCTGCTTAACTGAAAAATCCTTTTCTGATATACGGCGTTCATACTCATCAATAGCCTTTTGAGTAGCATTTACAGCATTTCTGGTTTTCTGCTCATCGGATAAAGTCTGCTTGCCCTCAGTGGCTTCCAATATTTTTTTCAGATCATCGCGCTGTTGTTTTAAATCTTTAGCCTCCTGATCATACTCAATACCTTTTTTCTTTGGCGTTTTAGCCCCGGTTTTAATCTGTTCCTCAAGATCAGTAATACTATTTTTAAGTCTTGACTTTACAGCATCAAGTGCATTTTTCCATGCTTCAGCCTGCTCTGCTTCATCAACCGGCAAATCTTTCATTGCCTCTTTAATCTCACGCTGCATGCGGCGCTCCTGGTCAGTGAGTTTATCACGCTGAACTCCACTACGAAGCGGACGTAATTTATTCTGAACATCCTCCAATGCAGACACCAGTTTACCTACACGTTTTAACTCACGTATTTTGGTATTAATCTCATCCTGGGATAATGATCTCGTCTCACCATACTTCGTGATGGCATCACGCACTTCACGAAGCGATACATCAGGCATCTCATCTTTAATCAGATCATGGATGGATTGTGTTAGGTCTTCAATATTATCAACACCCTCTTCAACCAATTGGCGGACCATGGCGGATGGAATAATCAGTTTACCATCTTTCATTTTTGGCTTACTGATCTTTGATTCTTCAGAGGAAGGAATTAATTGCTCGATGCCTGGCTGCATCATGGTCCTGAAGTCCTCTTCTTTAAAATCATCACCACGATAATGCTCATTGATATAGTCAATACCAGATTGTATTGCCATGGCTACATCAGCACCGGCCATCACAGCCTTACGCATTACTTCGATTGATCCATTCCATACAGCCTCACCAATTACCTGGGTGATGGAGTTTAGCTTACCGGGTTCATTCTTTACTTTAAGAGAATTGAAAAATTCATCAATCTTAGCTTTCTTTTCGGCAGCCAGTTTAATCCTCTTTTCTTTTTGAGCCTGCAAATCCACGCGAAGATTCTGAACTGACTCTTTCGACTTAGATTTAGCTTGCGATTCCTCATATGCCTTCAGTTTAGCATTGACTTCTTTTAATTGCTTTTCAAGTTCAGTGAATTTAGCCTCTATCTCAGAAGATATTTTACCATTATTAACCTCTTTATATTTTTTGACTTGATAGTCTTTACTGTACCCAAAATCAGACGAGCGGTAAACTTCTTGGAGAGCAGATATGAAGCGTCCGCCAGATCGTGCCTTTTTATCGAACTCATCAATAAGTGCTGTCTGCTGATCTGTCAATGTTTTTATTTCTTCTGGAGAAGATGTCTTAGATAATTTTTCACCAACATCATCAATAGCTTTTGACCATACAAATGCAGCGGCACCATCATCTACTTCATTCTTTCGAACGGCTTCAATAGCATTATCAATACCAACATCTTTAATAAAATTGGCAGCAGATTTTTCAGCAGCAACATGGCTTTCCACTTCATAGTTTAATCCATGCTTTTCAATTGATGCTTTTACTTGTTCATCAGTAGCTCCTTTATAAGCTCGATTAAGAAGTGACTTTTTATTTACTTCTTTTTGCCCTTCTGTGCCATTTCCTCCATCTTCTCCTTGCCGTATTTTTTCATTCCCGCCGCTGCCGCGATTGCTGCTGGATTCTTCACTCCCTTCTGATGGCTGAGTTTGTTCTTCAGTTCCTTGAACCGTTCCCCCGATCCCAGCTTCGGTTTCTTTTTGTTGCTGTAGACTTTCATCGTTTATTTGGTTTTCTTCCGTTCCTTCATTCTGTGTAGCAGGCTTTTCTTCTTGCCCACTTTCTCCGGTAGTACTTTCCCCTTGCTGGCTTCGTTCCACTCGTCCACGTTCACTCCCTGAGCTTCCAGTTTCTTCCGGTTGACGTTGAAGTATTTCCTCTGTGCGTTGCTCTTGAATGGCATTGTCTTCTGGTTTTGTTGTTGGTAAAGTATGTTCTATTGTTACATTACTCACTGGTTCTTCCTCTTTTGGTTTCTCCAGTGCAACGGTAGCATCATCAGGACTACCCTGAACTTTTTTATCAATCACATCAGCAGCTTGCTCAATGAAATGAGTATCTGTTGATGATAAATTCTCTGTCTGTTCTTTAACTAATTCCGGTGCTGATTGTTCTTGTTGATGTTCTGATAACTTAACAGTTGACAATCCACCAATGGCACCTCCGCCTATTAATGCACCAACGGCAGAGGTAGCCATTCTCCAGCCATCAGGATGATATTCAACGCCAGCACCTTTAGAGGCAGCAAATTCTTCAAGTTCTCCCTGGGCAACTTCAGTTGCTACTTCCGGCGCGGCACCCCGAACAAATCCTTTCGCAAATTGCTTTGCCATGCTTTGAGTCAACTGTTTACCAGCTGCTTTTTTAAACATACCGATCAGATTAAATTCACTCAAAGCATCAAGTGATCCAGCAAGTACCGCCAAGGCTTGTCCTTCAGCGGGCTTATCTAATCCACGCTCAACTACTTCTGCCCGGGTAACTGGTCTTCCTTCCTTCTGGCTTTCATTCTCAGCAATAAGATCAAGCTGGCGATCATAGATAGCGGCCGACTCTGATATGATTGATCCAGTAGGACCACCTACAATAGATGTTGGCGCACGGTATACAGCTTGCCCAATCATATTACCGGCAAAACTCAGAAAGTCACCAGCGCCATTAACTTCTTTCAAATCCTGAATGACACCTTTTAATTTAGAACCAGCTTCAATATTTTGTTCTTCGATGTTTTTCTCAAAACCTAAACGCTGTTCTACATTTTTTACAGCGAACTGTGATTTTAAATCTTCAAATCCTTTTGCTCCTAACTTTTCAGTTAAAAATATTTTAGCACGCTCATTGATTGACTTTTTAGAAATGGCACTTGGCTGCTTTAAATTCCATTCAGTAAAATCATTAAGTGAAGTTCCTTTCGGTAATTTATTGGTGAATGAGTCTGCGCCAAAAGCATTCAGATCACTACGCTTATCATACAGATCAGTAAAGTCACCTTTACTCATCCGCAGGCGTTGCGTATAATATTCTTTTGGCAATTGATCAACAATACCACTATGAATGGTGCTTGTTAAGGAAGAGATGAAATCTTTAGATTCTTTTTCACCAGTGACAAACTCTCGTGCGCTACGTTCATCAGCGGTCTTCTGAGTGCTCTCAAATAGTTTTTGCTGCTCTGTTTTTGGAGCGGTGTTTTTTAGCAGAGTTTGTTTTTGCTGATCGCTTAATTGAATATTTGTTGTACTCTTTCCAGAAGGCTCGCCAGGAACGCTTGAGTCGCTCGAAGAAACTGATTGATCTTTTTTTTTTACAGGTTCAGATACAATAGCGTCTGCCGGAGGAGTCCATGATGGAGTGCCTTCAGATGAACCAGATTCTTCTATTACTGTTGATTCAACAGCATCTTCTGGCGGCACCCATCCTTTAACCTGCTTTCCCATTATTTTTTAGTATAAGTTTTGCCATCAGGACCAACTAAACTTTCTCCTGATTTCAATGATTTCCATTTTGTATCAAAATCTTCAGCGGAAACATTCACTTTTTGTTTCCGAACAGTCTTTGGTTTCTCTGATTTATATCCAGACGCAGCGGCATCCTGTGCTTTTGCTTTGTAAGCTTCATGTACCCGGCGCATGCCATCATTCCAATAATCAGGATTCTTCAAATCAAGACCTTGTGTGATGGCTTTCACAGACCCAAGATCAGTATCAGTAGCCTGTACAATTTCATTAGTCTGAACACCTTTAATTCCAGCACGGCTTGCAGCAAGCGATAACTCCTGATCATCAACACCAGCCTGAATCATAGATTTTAAAATCTGAATTTTCTCCAGATTTTTTTCCTGTACGCTAACCTCATTATCATCGTTATCATTTTGAGCGGCAGCAATTTTTGAGTTTATGGATTGCTCCTGGTTATTGGCTGCATTCAAAATATTTGCTGGATTCACAGAGTATCCCTGAAGAGCTATACTCATCTCAGGATTAAGTTTGTAAGAACCGTTTGGATCAAAATGTTCATTAGGTAACTTTTTGATACTCTCTATCATTTCATCAGGTGAATTACCCTGAATAGTTACCGGATATCCATTTTTATTGAATGCCTGCAACTGATACGAAGTAAGATTAAAAGGTCTGCTCCCAATTTTTGATTTGCTGGTTGTGCCGGTATTCAAATCTGTGCTAACAGGATTATTGGAGGTGAACTGCAAAGGTTTCCCATTCTTTTGGAAGAGTACACCACCCGGTCCTGGATTATAAGTATTGGTTGAGTTTTCGCCATTGGCATTCGGAAGGATGATTTTATTTTCACCAGTCCGAAATTGCGCCATCATTTTATCATTGTTGAATGAATAGCTATGAACAATATTTTCATTCTTATAAAGTCCTTGAGAATCATTCTTTGCGGCTTTATAATCAACAGATATTTTACTGTTAATTCTGTTCGCTTCAGATAAATCAGCCTTTGCTAATTCTCTTTTACGAATACCAAAATCCTGTTTATTGATGATATTTTTTGATGGATCATTGATTAGTTCGTTTTTGATATCCTCATCCTTCATTCCCTTCATCCAAGATACACGCGTGTCGCCACTAGCCTTCATCTTACTGATCTCAGAGTCAAGTTGGTCATTAACACGTTTATTGAAATAAGCATCAACCCGGCCTTGCGGATCACTTTTTATGTACTCAATAGCGTGATCATCAGAAACACCAGGCTTTCCATTTGGAAGCCAGAAAGTACTCTGATCATATTGAGTTTTTGTAGCGTTAGGATTACCTACTGTTTTTTCTTTGTAGGCATTCCCTAAATTTTTAACATAATCAGCGCGGTAATTAGCATATTTGAAAGCATCAACTCCGCCAAGATTTTTCTCTGCTTCAGCTAGTCTATTACCACGATCTAAGAAATTAACCTCATTATCTTTACCGTTGGTAGCCTCTTTAACTTTCGCTAAATCAACCTGGGCATCATAATAAGGATCTTTAGAGTCTCGGGCCAAGACTTCAGCCTGTAGATTCTTTGCTTTTTCAAATTGAATCTGGCTCATTTGCTGCCATGTCTTGCCTTGATTCATCATACCAGCAGTCTCACTGGAAGTCTTACCATTATTTAAGATTTCCTGCTTTCCCCGGTTAACTACATTAGTAGCATATTCACTGAGTATTTTTTGATCATTTTCAAACTTCCCATTAGTGAGATCATAATTAAACTGATCAACATTCTTTTGCTTCTGCCTATGTTGTTGTGCAAGGGATTGAAATAGATTGGACACAGCCTGAGTAGAGGCATCCAAAAAATGGCTCAAGTCTGGCTTGGCGTAAGTTTTCTCGTGATGGAATTCCCTATATGCCATAGTTTATGCTCCTCCTCCCATCATTGAGCCCATAGAGCCCATGAAGGCAGTTGATGTTGAAGTTTCGTAATCAAGTCCTTTAGCAGACATCTCAGTGTTCGATTGAATTTTATCACGTAATGCAGCAATCTTCATCTGATATGGCATATTAACATTATAATTCCATGCCTTATCCTTCTCATCAATCATCTGATTATTGACATTGTATAATTGCTGAATTTTTTGATTCTGAAGAGAAGCTTCATCCTGGGCGATACCACGTATGTTGGTGTTTTTATTAGCATTGATAGCTGCGATGGTACTCAATAATCCAGATGTGCTCCCTGTAACTTGTTTGGCTTGATTTGCAGCATTAGCGGCATCTTGCTCTAAATTTTGCTGCGCCATCATCATCGATCGGTCGCGTCCAAAAGCTTGTCCCTCCGCTACCGCCTTGTTCTGATAAGCCTCATCATTGATAGTATATTTAGGAGCACGGGCAATCTGGCGCTTTAAAGCCTTGCTATTTTTATCCTTGGATATTTCGGATATGAGCGATACTGCTGTTCCTAGTCCCATAATCGTAATTTTGATACAATTTAGTGATTCCTTACGTATTTATTGGTGATTCATCGTACAAGCCAAATGCAAAATGGAATAAGCTCAGGTAATCAACTGCTGGATCAAGCTTCATTAAAACCTGGATAGCTTTGCTTCTCATCGGCGCTCCTTCTACAATAGGATTTAAAACATTTGGAGTATTTATGTCATTTTTAATAGCTGCCCAATACGTATCTTCCTTCAATTCAAAAGCCTCAAGCTGTATTCTTGATTGCTGCAAAGCCTTATTGCCACGATATTCACTTAAAATTCGTTCAACTGACCACCGATCAGTAGTAATGTAAGCAATATTTCTCCAGTGTTTAACATCAGTAACATCAGTATTAAACACTGGCTCAATCATTGAATCATACTTGATTCCTGAAAAAGTATTATAATCCGGACCAGCTTCTAATTGATAAATAGTGCCACCATCAAAATAATACAATTGATTATTCATTTTGGCAAACATCTCAGGCTTATAAGAATGGCAATGTTTCCATCGCTTATCGTTCTCACTGAAGGTATCACCCTTATAATCATCATATCCTCTGAATGTAGCAGGTAATAAACTATGACTCATAAATGTAACAAGTTCCATATTGAATGGATCAAACTCACTCATCACAACAGGAATTTCACCAGAGAAATAATAAGGCATTAGTAAGGTTCCTAATTCCTTAAACCAGTTTCTCTTTTTATAATCAGAAATTGGCGTAAGCCCATCACGACCGTAGCGTACCCATGATCCATTGATCTGATCCCACCAGTAAACATTACCACGATATTTTGATACAGACTCAGGATTTAATGTGCCATGGCTACCAAGTAATGTATTATAACTACCAAGTATCTGATCACTTAACCCAACCTGGGTATTACCACTAAGATCTTCAAGTGTTGTGCGATTAACATAGATGCTCCATGCTTCTCGCTCACCAATGGCCAGAAGAATACTTCCTACAGATTCAACTTGGGCATTAGAAGTATTGATCAGATTTCTGATTCGTCCATACTCTGAAGGATATAAAAACTGATTTTCGTCAACAAAATTGTTGAGATTATTCACATAAGACTGCTCCACTATCTTGCCTCCGAATCGAGCCAGCGTAGTCTTGAATTTTGAAATCGGTAAATTTTGATACGTAGTAGACACTCTACCATCGCACTTATCCCAATAATCAAAAGTTTTATCAGGATCAGGACTCATGCTTAGATTAACACCAGAACTTGGATTACCTGTACTCTGTGCAACATCTGGAGAAATGGCGTATGTGTCCCGATAAACAGTCTTAGGAACAATGTAACAGTCCGCGTAAAAGAAAGGTATCTTATTGAAGATATTGAATGGACCATAAGTAACAGATGTTACCGCTGCATTATTTGTATAGACAAAATCTGATTTAGAAAGTGCTCTATTACTTGCACCTGGATAAAGTACAGGATACCACTCACCAACTTCATACAATAAATGATCGGCTAAATCTGGTGTCTTCTGAGTATAAATTTCTATGTTATAATAATAGAAACCTCCAAGAGCTCCTTCAGCCTGCATCCACAGCATTGTTGCAGGCTTTTCAATAATTATTCCTTTACCGGTAAATTCAATGATAGGAACATCATACTCCTTCAATTGTGAAGCATTTGATGGCGAAGCAACATCGCTTCCTACAAACCGTACACGATCACCTTCACGATAATTGTAATAAAGTTTATTTAGCGGATTTTCTTTATTCAATCCTTTCTTAGAACCTGAGTACCAGTTGTTGATATCAATATAAATCCTACTAGAATCAGCGAGTACATTGATTGCTTTTGTTTTGCGTAATTCAGGAATAAGTTTTACAGCAATAGGATTGCTACGTAAATATTTGTTAAGTGCTCGATTTGTTCCATACAACTCCAGTACACCACTTCCTTTACCAATATTTTCCTGAAGTTTCAGGAAATTATTTCGATTCTTATTTTTATTCTTATCAGCCTGAATGGCAGCGTTAACTTCAATCTCAGCCTGCTTTATGACATCATTACCATCGATAATTCTTGAGTTCTCAAAATGCTGACGAATTCTATCCTTGATGTTGTCAGGTAGAGTTGTCTGATCAAGAATGGTAGAAACATCATCAACAAGTGGCACAAACTTATTTGCAATTCCATAAATGAACGCATCTATATTCAATGCATTCGTTCTGAATAACTGGTAACCAACAGCCCAATCAGGAGGAGTCACACTCAATAAGAAATTAAAAGCAACTTGTGCATTTATTGAACCTACATTGTTATCATCGACATTGTAAATAAATTGATCAGTAGTATAGATAGCACTTCTCCATCCAGTTTTATGAAGCCACTGTATGCCAATTTTGTATATCGCACGATCTTTAAAATTGAAATTACTCAGACTATTCTTTCTTAAAATATCAGCGCGTTGTGGTGGTGTTAATGAAGGAAACTCTGTATTCACAGAAGTTGCCCAATCACCATTTTTAGCAATAGAAATATTGCCGACAGATAATCCTGTTGCGGCTGGTTGTTCATCGAGAATGTCAGCGAACACAAATCTATTATCAACAGCTTCTACTGTACCTGCTTTAAATGGCACAGTATCAAATGGCTGATTAAAATCATCTTGCGCGAGTGGTGTTAATGTGGCTGAACCATCAAAATATTGATAGCGATTATATCCATTATTGACATCAACTGTCTTCCATTGCTTCCATAAATCAAGTTCACTTTCACGGAATGCTAATTCTATATACTGCACAGCAACTTTAAACTTCAGATCAGTGTGATCAAAATAATTATACTGCGCAGAAGATGTTGGATCATCATAAATGCAACCAGGTATATCAACCTCAATAGAAGTTATCTTCTGTGTTTGAATAGGCTGACCCACAGGAGCCGTTGAATAATATGATCCACAAATATTAGTGATACATCCTTTGCTTATCGGGCTCCAGCGCGATTTAAGATTTCCGAAATAAATGTATCTATAAGAAAATTGTAGCAGTTTGTTTTTAAGCTTTTCGAAATTATTAACATTCGTAGTCGTATCGAAAAAATTTCTTGGTATAGGCGGAACGGTAGGTGCCCATTTATGAAATGAGATATGAAATTCTCTAAAATTTGTAGAACCTAATTGAAGGAAAAGACTCTGTATTGAATCAGTATCTATCAATCTCGGAGCATTATTTCGATCTGTAAACGCAAGCCAATTATCAAGCTTTGCAGCCTTTACAAAATAATTGCTTTGAAAAGAAAGTCCTGACCATCTCAGTATCTCATACGTCGTTGATGTGTTGGGATCAAAGTATGAAATCGTATGGTTGCTATTGCTGTTATAAACAAATTTGTAAATACGTTGAAATTCTACGTCCTCATACCTGCCGATTACTTTATTATTTCCTACTGGTGGAGTAGTTACAATGGTGTTGAATACCTGATCAATTTTAAATTGATCAACAACATACTCTATTGTCGAACCTGCTGTAGTTGTATTCTTTATTTTAAAACCGATAGCTGCACAATTTTGCGTAGCATACAATGAAATAACATTGGACGGATGTCCAATGGATGATGAGTATGAATTTAAATTATCGATTAGCGTTGATGCTATCTCAGTACCAGAGCCATCCAGATAGACTAAATACAATCCGACAATTAGTAATGAACTTGGATTAACAAGATTTCTAGTGAAAGCATAACTCAGTGTTAAATAATCACCCACTGATATAGGATGAACCTGATAAAGAGTAACTGTTTGTTTTATAGTGCTTAAATTAATGCTGACTTTTGCGCCAGGAAAAATATTTGGCGGAGTCGATCCGTAAGTAAATGCTAAATCTGTTCCTGAATTATAAACACTCCATCCGCTTAATGATCCTGGGAAGTTGGTTGGTGAATTCTCCCAGGTTTGTCTGTCATAACCAATATAATTTTCAAGTGCTAATGTGCTTTTTATATTCTCACCATCTCCAAAATTACTTCCTCTGCTTGATCCTATTCTTAAATTAAGGGCATAGCGATAATCTCCATTCTCAAAAAGCGAACGTCCAGCGGCATCTGGAGAAGGAGTTATTAAACTATCATCTTGATTTGCGCCACCTAAAGGAGTGAATTTAGAATTAGGATTCTTATTCATTTATTCTTTTTCAGAAGCTTCATTGTCAATCGGATTCTTTTCAGAATAAGTTTTAACGCATTGATAAGCACCATTCTTATCTGTCCATGACTTTTCAGTGATATATCCGTTACTAATCTTCTGAACACTGTATCGCTCATCGTTAGCTTCAGATATTTTCTTCTCTACAATTCCTGATGATTTTACAGAATTGCCTTTCTTTTTGTTGCTGGATATTTTCATAACCTTAAAGTTTAGTTGTCATTCTGGATTCCGCTCGACTCATGGTAATAAATGTTCTCGGATCAAGTTCATTATAACGGCCTCTTAATTTTAATCCCTCGAAGTATACATCCTTCTGCGCTTCATCTTTAGTATAATTAGTTGCTTTCGGATTGTTCTTCATCTCATAACGCATTTCCATGTAAGCGAAAATGTAATTGTATTCGTATGGGTGAACAACTGTTTCATCGCAAGCATCAAGACCATCTGTGATGTATTCCAGATAAACCTGATTAAGATTATAATCGTAGTCTAATAATATTTCCTTACAATTATCATGTTGTACTACTTTGAAAAATCCCTTACTAGGCAATCCTCCTCCGACGGCTAGGAAATTAGATCCGTTAAAGTTGTTAAAATAATAACCACCATACTGCCCAAAGTCTGTGCCATTAGGCAGGCGCTGACTCATAATACTGGAAATGGTTTGATCTGAAGTTGATCTTTCCTGAATGGTTAAATCAGCATTCAGTGCCAGGGTAACTGCATACTGACCATTCTTAACAGCAATCTTTGTCCAGTCTACAAAGCCATCAGGAAGAACTACTGTCTTGCGCTCAGTAACATTTAACAACTCTGTCTTGACTTCCTGGTAGATATCAAGTCGAATATCACGTAATGCCTTATGTCCCCATTTTAAAGCCTTCTGATACCAGCTATTGTGCAGATCATTATCGGATAAAAAGTCATCAACAATCGTTGAAATTTTATAGTATCTGCTATTATCTACACTCATGATGCGGCTATTTTATCCTTGGAATCCCTAACAACATCAGTCTGTCCATTACGTTTATCAACAAAATATTTGATAGCCATAAGTACAACATCACCTTCTCTGTTCGCTGGTATTGGATATGGCGCAGTATCAGAAATATCCTTAGAACTTCTGATAACAAGACGCAATCCCATATTGCCATATTTCTTCTTAACTCCACAAGAAGTAAAATAAAATTTTGTTCCTTGTGGATATCCACCGAGTCTTCCTTCAAGTTTACCAGCCCTCATGCTTTTATAACGACGATAATCAGCATGTGTCATAATAACTACAGAGTGATCATCGCCTTTCATTCTGAATTTCAATGGCCAGATTTCATCTATGCCTCGATTGTTTGGTAATGCAGCATAATTAGATGGGAACTCAAAATAAGAAGGCAATTCATTATCCTGATCAACTACTGTTATCTCATCAAAGGTTGTAATAAAAGCTTCATCTATTCCTTGACCCGTAAATTTCCAGTTATCAAAATAATCCTGCTCAGCCATCCGGTTAACGATATCATCAATGACAGGAAATACTTCGCGCTCTTGTATCTTAAATTCAAGAGAAGGATAATCATCCTGTAATGCAAGGATAACGCGATGAGCATAATATAACCGTGTCTTCTGACTCATGTTCCTTGAAGTTGTTTTTGAACAGAATATTGTAAAATCTGATCTTTATTAAGGTTCATACCAACCTTCTCTAAAATAAGAGCCGTGATATCCATCATACTTATTGATCCTAACTTAAAATCAACTGCTGCTGATGGATTATAAACTGGCTCATCATTTACCGTTGTGTAGGCCCATACAGGGTCATCTGGATACTTTATGTAAGAGAGCAAAAAAGAACCAATAGAATAAGGATCAATGAATCCGTACGGATTATTAAAAATGATGTACGGATAATCTACCGTTGGTGGAATGATGGCATTCTTTTTAATCGCAGGATACTGATCACTTTGGATATCAGTGATTGGAGTATAGTCAAGTTTCTGCCAAGAGTCCTGCCACATAAACCCTGGTGGATAATTAAAGTTTCCGTTAGAGTCTATTGGCACTTGAATAGGACCATAAAGAAATGGGCGAAGATCAGTATCAATACGTCTGTTTGACTTGTAGCCAGGTACTGGATTACGAATGTTACCAAGCCGTGTTGAAATAAATTCTAACTGACAGGTTTTAGCCAATAAATTAAATTTGGCCGGAGGTATATATCCCCGGCCATTTTTATCTGAGATGTAATTTACTAGCGAATAAACCTCGTCAATCATATCTTATTTTGATAATGCTTCCGATTCAGTAAGAGCATCTTTTGCTGAATCTTCTCTTTCTTCAGGAATAACTATACCACTAAAAACTTGATGCCACATAGCTTCCAAGTCTTTTGGTTGCTCAGTTGTAAAATAAGTTTCAATCTCAACTTTTTCTCTTCCGAGTTTTCTCATGTTTGCCTGAAGAGTTTTTGCTTTTGCAGGATCAACAGCTAATTGTCGTCTTGTTTGACCACCTACAACATCTTCGAGGTATGTGAATGTTTTTGTTTTTTCGTCGATGATCGCGGCATCCACCCTGTAATCATTTTCTTTATCGGCGTAATCCTCAAATAGCGTGAGTGTTTTTTTGAGCGTTCTTTCAAGAGCATAATGAAGCTTTGTCCGATCTGGATAACGATTAATGTAAGCTTGAGCAGCCGTTCTAAATTGAACCAATTCATCGTTTGTTATTGATATTTTTGCCATAACTTTTTGTTTTTAATGTAGACCAAAGATAGATATTAAAGTTTATTTTTTAATAACTACAATAATTGCGGCTGTTGATGTCATATTTCCTCTATTGTATTGGTAAAGCATCATCTCCAGTAATCACATTTGCCATAGCATTGTATACAACGTCTAATCCGGCACTATTTAATATTTCTGTATCAATAGGTTGATTGTTGCCATCTAAAATAGCATTTCCATTATAATTTGCTAACCAAAATCTAGTTAAAGCAACTGCATCATATGTAACCGCTCCTTTGGTAAAACTTTTTCCAAAATTAACTTGCTTCTGCCATGCTAAATTCAGTGGAGTTTGCTGAATGTACACATTAGCTTTTGAGAATAGACCTTGTATAAATCTATCTCTAAAAGATTGAGAGGCAGATAATGTTGCTTTTTCACTTAATGTTAATGAGGCCATGATTTCTGTTTTTTATAAGATTGCGATATATTTTACTGTTAAAGCTAACCCACTTCCAATTTTTGTCCAGTTTAATGTAAATCCATCATTATCCATGCTTGATATATTTGCATTATGTCCGTTTGGTGTAGTATTTTCCACGTCAATAGATTTTGTTTGACTTTCTGCTACATTAGCAAAATTTGATGTACCTCCAAGTAAATTTATGAGACCAGTTATTACATTACAAAATATACATGTGGCAATTGATCCATCATCAAAACCTTTTGAATTTATTGATGAATTTGAATCTGACATTGCATAAAAAATAACCATAATTGGTTTTCCTCCTATTCCTGTTATTGATTCTGATCCACTTGCTGTTGCGGCAGCACGAGTTATGGTTCCTGAAAATTTCCTATGTATTCCCATATTTGAGAGAGTTTATTTTTTTTATCTAACTGCAACATCAAACCATCGGCTTGCGCTGGAGTCATATTGTAATACTAATACTCCATTTGGAGCAATTGTTAAATTTCCCGCTGTTGAACTTGTAATTCTATTTGCCGCAGTAGAAGCTCCATCTTCATGCGTAAACACAATATTAAAACTTCCAACGTTTCTTATGAATAAAAATTTACCATCAACACCTCCTGTTAATCCTGTAATATTTCTGGAAGCATCGGTATTTAATCTAAATGAGGTCTGAGCACCAATGGCATAATTATTTTGATTAGATGTTATTTGTGCAGGTGATTGTTGTCTACTTGCTATTCCTACATTAATATCAAGACCTACCGCAGCAGTGATATTACCTATTCCTAAAAATCCATTATCTAATAATGACATTAATAATGTGTTGCCGCTATCTGCCCACCTAGTATTTATTGTGCTAGAAGTTGTACCTGTTCCTCTAATGTCCATTTCAGTAGAGGCAGTGATTGTAGATCCATTAATTAAAACTTTTCCACTTGTTGCCAGAATAGCATAATTATTTGCAAGTCCTGTGGTTCCACTTAATTGTGGATTATAATAAAATCCTCGAATATCACCAGCCCATGTACCAGATGTGCTTATTACACCACTAATTTCAATACCTGAAAAATTATTAGTTCCGCCGCTGGCCTGCCAAGCAACAGAAGATAGAAAAGCACTGGTTGCATTTGCCGTTCCTGTAGTTGGTGATAATGTACCAGACGCTCTTACATAAGCACCACCTGTTGATGTTGATCCTATATTTTTTATTAATAATGTTGCGGCAGCATTAGCAAAAATATCAACATCAGCAGTACCATTGATGAAAAATCCTATTTTTGCGTTATCATTTGTCGTAACGTTTCGAAGATTAAAACCTCCTGTAGCCCGGACCTCACCGCTGGTTTGGATTGCTGCTGTTAAGGTTGTGCCCGGGGGCGTAAAGCTTCCAACTTTCATTTTACCGGCTTCAATATCCAAAGCATAGCCTTGTGTAATAGTTACGTTTGTGAATGCTGTAGGGGCATCACTTATAGCTAAAGTAGCGGCCTTTGTGATTGTAATACCGTTTGTTGTTGCGGTTAGTGTTGGAGCTTGAATTCGTACTATGCGTTCGTTTGCTATCGTACCACCACCGGATGCAAAATTTACAGTCCTTGATGCGTTCAAATTGAAGTCTGTGAATTCAGAAACAGCTATTGTTGTGTGAGCACCGCCAGTATACAATATCCCGACTGGGCTACCGCCAGTATGTGCTGCCTGGGTAAATGTTTGAAATGTATTTGTTGCTGATTCAGAAGCTTGTGTCCAGGTTGGTTTCCCTGTAATCGTTGGTGTGGTAATCGTAGTGCTCCCTGAAGTATTCCAAAATGGTGCTGTACCTGTAATTGCTGAAGTAAAATTAGTCCATGAAGGGGTAGCTAACCAAGTACCAACTCCAGTTCCTAATCCAGTTATAGACCCAACTGCCGGAGTAACCGTTTGTGAACTCATTGCGGTCACCAAACCCTTTCCATTAACAGTAACAGTCAATGATGTAGTAGCTGAACCAAATGTGCCAACATTGCTATTTACAGTAGCTAAAGTTCCTGCTGCCGTTACATTTGCACTTCCATCAAAATTAACAGTCCATGTTGCATCGCCAGTCATGGAGATAGATCTTGATGTTGTTAAAGTTGCTGCACTACCAGTAGTATTTGCAGCATTGTTTGGAATATCGCCACTAACTAATGCATTCCATACAGGAGCAGCACTTATCGTTCCATTACCTGTTTGACTTAAAAATTTTCTTGTCGTTGTTGTATTACCTGCTAACCTAACTGCTGTTGGAGTGGCGTCCTCGTAAATAAGATCACCCAGTGTAGTCATAGGATTAGCGAATCCAGCAGATGGTGTTGCCCATACTGGTAATCCACCGGATACCGTAAGGACTTGCCCTGATGTTCCTATACCTCTTCGTGCTAAATATCCAGAAGAATTACGATAAGGAATATCGCCAGTTGCATCACTGTTTACATTCAGCATTATACCAGCACCGGATACGGCAAATACATACCCAGTTCCAGATGCTTCTAATTGAGTGACGTTGCTTCCAAATGTTGTTAGATTGATATTTCCTGAGTTTGGACTCAAGTTTATATCTCCAGTGTCAGCAACATTGACATTAAAGCTATTGCCACCTTGTACATTGACAGTGAAATGCTCTAATGCATCTAAGGTTACTCCATAACTACCAATGTCTCCATCAATAGTAACTGCTCCAGTTAATAGTGCCGATCCTGTTAATGGCCAGAATGCACTTCCTATAATAGAAGATGCTGTTCTGTATTTTATTAATCCTGTTGTTGCATCCCTAGCTAAAATTTGAGTTAATGCATCATCATTTGCTGGTGTAGTTACGATATTAAAATTAGGAACATAAACTTGATCAGGATCTGATGCTCTAGCTTTGATAGCATTACCAGCAATAACAGCTGAGCGTGGGGATGTGCTTGGAATATTATGGTCTTGACCAGCTATAATAACTGAATTATAACCATAAGCACCATGTCCCGCTGTTTGTGAAGATGAATTATAGCTAATGTTTATTGATGTAGCTACTGCTGTTACCAGTTCACTTCCTGTCGCTGATGAACCTCCAACACCAATTGCAATTCCACCAAAATGATAATGTACTCCACTGCCTTCTCCTGAGTGTAATAATCTTGCATATAACCCACCAACTAATCCGCCGCCAGTATAATTTTTGTTATGAGCACCATAAGTAAGTGATGATGAACCAGAATAATAATTAGTTCCATCACCAATAAAGTTTTGAAATCCAAAGACAACAGCATCTGTGATAATTGATGGGGCTGTATTACCTGTTGTTAATGTTGTCTGTTCAGCAAATACGTAAGTGTTATTTATATATCCGGGTGTGGATATTGTATAAGTATTTGATCCACCAACAAATAAATTCTGATATGTAGTATCAAATGCAAATGCTGATGAATAGCTGAATCCATTAGCACTTCCGTTTGTAAATGGTATCTGTGTTGCTAAACCATAACTTAATGCTGCTGCCCATGTAGGTAAACTTCCTGCACCATTAGAAGTAAGGACTTGACCAGCAGTTCCGGTGGTTCCACTTTGAACTGGTGCTGTGGATGTTGTTCCCCCGAATAAAGGAGCGTAAGCTGTAAGAGATGCGTTTCCTTGACCACCGTTAGATACTGGTAATACTCCAGTAACTTTAGTCGTTAAATCAATCCCGCCAGCTAGCATTGAGTTGGTTACAACACCAGCCGCAATAGTTGTTGCAAATGATCCTGTTCCAGAACCAGTAACATTACCAGTAAGGGTGATTGTTTGATCTCCAGTGTTTGAGCCTGATATAGATGAGGTTCCAGTTACAGATAATGTTGGTGTTGAACTACCTGAGAATACAATTCCATTAACACTTGTTGGCGTTATCGCTCCTAAAGAAAATGTAAAGCTACCTGAAGAAGTTATTGGTCCGCCAGTTGCACTAACTCCATTTGCTGTTGTTACATCTACAGATGTAACAGTTCCAGTTCCCGCACCAGGTGCTGCTGCCCACTTAACACCAGTTGGTTGAGTTGAGTCAGCAGTTAATACAAAAGTATTAGTACCAACTGCAAGTTTGGTCAAAGTTGTGCTTGCTGAAGCAATTAAAATATCACCTTTTGTATACGATGATGATCCAGTTCCTCCATTAGCAGCGATCAATGTTCCTGAAGCAGTGATGGTTCCTGTGGTTGTCACCGGACCGCCTGTAAAAGATAATCCGGTTGTTCCTCCTGATACATCAATTGATGTTACTGAGCCGGTACCAGGAGTGAATGTCTGCCATGTTGGAGAGCCACTAATAATCATCAAGACTTGATTATCTGCACCTGGTGATAATTGTCCCGCTGTGTTAGATACATTACCAACAAATAGTGCATTATAAGCAAGTGAAGTGCTGAGTTTTAAATTCAGTTGGGTCTGAATGTCACTCGTTACTGAACTTGAAAAATTAAGTTTTGAAGCAGGCGTTGTTAACCCTGATAATAAATTAAGTTCAGTTGATGTAGTTGTTACATCCGACACATCAGTGAGCACAAAAGTGTGCCACTCTGTATTATAATTTGTTGCATCAATCTTGCGAAGATATTGATGTGTAGTTCCTCCAGTTGGAATACCATTAGCTGTTGGAGATCCCCACGATACAGTTACTCCATCAGTTGTTAATACTTGACCTGCTGTGCCTACAGGAAGATTAGTCCAATTAGTACCATTAAAATAAATAGTATCACCTTGAGCGGGAGAAGTTAAACTAACAGTGAGTTTACTATCTAATTGATTTTGTATTGAAGATGTTGGATCAAAAAATGCAAATGCTGTAGTTGTTACTCCGCTTGCTGTTGGAATGCCATTAGCATCTGATAATAACACACGGTTAGCAGTGATGGCAGCAGCATCTGATAGAACTCCAGAACCATTATTAACTACAACTCTATTAATATTTCCAGAAGCTATTTTTGATCTGGTTATTGCTGCTGATCCATTGATGTCAGCATCAACTATTGATGCTGAAGTAATAGCAAAAACTCCAGTGTTATTAAAGGTAACATCTCCAGTTGGTGTAACCGCAGTGGCTATACCAGAACCATTTCCTACTAGGAATTTACCATTAGCAAGTGATCCTCCCAACTTACCATCAAGTTGAGATTGAATTGTTGTTCCGGTATTAATTCCGATTAAAGTATTAATTTCCTGAAAGGATACTAAAGCACCATCAAGAATATTAACCTCTGCCGCAGATGCTGTAACATCTGTAATTTTATTTAAAGTCAGTGTTTGCCAGGCAACTGCATAAGAAGCATTTGATGTCTTTGCTAAATACTGTCCAGTTAATCCTCCTGATGGAATACCATTTCCAACAGCAGAACTCCACACAAGTCCTGACGGAGAAGATGTGAGCACTGTACCATCAGCGCCTTTTGCAAAATTAGTCCAGCCACCATTATGAAAATATAATAGATCACCTTCAGAAGCACCAACAGGAAGTTGTGATCCACCAGATTGCCCTGATGTAACAAATGAATTTATGGGATTTGGAATAGCAGGAAAAGTAAATATCTCTGCTACTTTTTTTAATTGCAGTAAAAGCCTGTTTAGTGCTGCGTCATTCTGACCAAATGTTCCTGTAATAGCTGTACCGCCAGCATTTAAAAAAATAAACTTATTAAGAAGATTATATAACTGGCGTGCTCTTATAAGTTGCCGTTCTGTTTTTGGCTGCTTAGGAGTTCCTGCCTGATCAATAATGTCTATCCCTAATGAAGCAATTTTTGCATTAGCTTCTGAGAGTATGTTAAATGCATCTGCTATTAACATTGTGTACAAGTTTGTTCAAGTTCACGAATTATTTTCTCCATCCGGTCAGGATAGCCATTAGCAAAATTTGTATCAGCTGATTGTTTTTGTGCATACAATAGATCAAGTGCTTCATCTCCTCCACCACAATTACAATTCTCTAAATCTTTATCTCGGATACACACATTGGTATTGTATTCACCATAAAAATTCTGATAATAAACTTCAATGTTGGTATTGGCTAGAATGACACTTAGGTCAGGAACTTCAACAAAGTAATTAGTATCTGTTGGTGATTGACCAATAGACGGTGTAATTGCCTGATAAACTTTACCAGTAGTTCCGTAATAAAAAATACTTGCATATTGTGTGATAACTCCTCCGCTGGATTGCTCTTCTACATAATTAGCACCAGCATTATAAAATTGAATTCTTAACCGGATCAATTCATACCATCCATCAACTGGTGTTTGGACACTGTATTGAAGATTAGTAAGTACGTTTCCTTGGTCCGGGTTATTGAATGATCGTAATCCGTTTTGGTCTGTTTTTGACCATAGTACATACTCTGCCGCTTGATTTCGATCTTGATTTGGCGACCCGTACGGAGTAGTATTGACTGCCAGCGCGGTGGCACCACCATCTTGCTGAGTTATTGTAAAGGAAGGTACTAAGCTCATAAAAAAGGGGTCAATTACGACCCCTAAGTTACAAACTATTTTGTTTCAATTATTATTCCCAATAATTGAGTTGATTTTGAAGTTTTGCATAGACTTCTTGGTATTCTTCTCTTTGAAGAAGTTTAATAAGTGTTTCTGTCGGATCTTGCCCAGGTAAATGTTGACCAAGTGATCCGCCATCCGTTGAGAATAACCAGTCTCTTCGATCCACAAAATATTCAATCAATCCAAGATCAATAGCTTCCAAAACCGCCATTTTAATGGCCATGGTATTGTGTTTATTGAGTTTGAAAAAATCTCTTGGGCTCTGTCTGGCGAATCTGCGAAGATCCATTTTAACAGAAGTGTCCCCACTATCAATCATTCTTCCTGCGGTTGGAATTCCTGCCGCCGTAGCATACGTGATAATTTCATCTCCATTCCGCATACCAACAACAATTTTTTCAGCCTCAAAAGCTAAATCCATTCCAGCAGTAGTTTCTGCCCAATCCTTGCGATATCCAAGATCAATGCGCTTAAATGCAGGTGCCTGAGATCGATCACGGAATTTATTGGATTCATTAAGCGGATGGAGTTCTAACAGCACATATTCAAGATAATTTCGCTCTATAGCCACTGATTTGAAACCATCAGGGAAAATTAAATCTTCCGTTGTTTCCTCAGGTACTTCTCTTCCATCCCTTACCACCGTTTCTGTTCGGGTAACATTTCGAAGTAAAATGTGTCTTTTTAAAACATCTTCTCCAAACGGATCATAGATGATGTATTTACCCGGAAGAATTAAAGTAGGAGAAACAATTCGCTCTCTTGTTAGAGGATCGACTTCATTTTTACCAATAACTTCATACATCGCCAATTTCTTTTTGGTAATTGGAGGAAGCATCTGAGAACTTAGCCCCTGAAGTTGTGTTGGCCTGCGCTTCATGAATTTATTATCTTCCCGATAAACACGGACTGAAGAACCCTCAATTTCTTTTCCTCCTCTGGCTTTCCCGGGTCTGGCTTCACGAGTTAAATGTGGTCCTTTTTTTTCAGGTTCAGGTTCTCGCTCAGTTTCCTCTTCCTCCTCTTCCTCTTCCTCTGTATTTAAATCTCCAGTAGAATCTTTGCCGCTTTCTTCTTCCATGAAGTTTTTTTGCATCTCATCCATTGTAGGTAATGGTGCTGCTGGTGTTTTAGCTTTCTTTGACATGTGTTAATTTGTTTAGATTGTTTACAAATTTTAATATTTTATCTATAAATAAAAGGCCAGGGAACAAGTCCCTGAACCTTTATAGCTGCGACGTTATGGCAACTTAAGCAGCAGGTTGTAAGCGCTGACCTAAGATAAACTTAGATGCTGCTACCACCCGGGTGCCCTTTCTTGAATACAAATGGATACGTCTTACTTGTTGATCATCAGTAGGAGTATCGGCCATGGCACCAGTCATCCACATTTTGTAGTGACCACGTGCTCCACCACCAATTGCTTTTTTCCACATGATTGTGAAGGCATCCTTCATAATACCAGTCTTCGCATCCTTGGTTTTATCCATTGGCGCGATGATGAAGTACCATGGATAGTTAAATCCAGGTATTGCTGTCACATCAGGGTGATTCAAAATCATCAATTCCTTCATGTTGAATACGAATCCGCCGATCTTAATCTGATCGATATTCAAATCAACAGTGCTACGGTTATACACCATGCTACCGTTAACACCGAATTGAGTGATGATATCCTTAGCCTTCAGAAGGAATTCATAACCGCACTGCATCAAGCATTCGCGGCCTTGGTTCAATTTTCTACGAAGACGGATAATCTGCTCAAACAATGCCACTGTCGGGTTATTGTCATAATACAACTTAGGAGCATTCAACTCCAAGTTTGGCATATAACCCTGAGTCGTGTTCATAGTAACACCAACGCCGTTCTTATCGAAACCGGCAATTGATGCACCGTAAGGAGTCAGGAATAGACCAGACTGCTCCATGAAAGCGAAACGCATTTCAGTATCAGAGATACCTCTTGGATACACGAAATTGATTTCCTTGCCTTGGTACATGAATGGATAAGTCTCATTCGTGGCTTCAATATCTGTCTGATCATAGTAATCAGAGAATGTTTGCAGATAATTGGTGTACGTTTTAGAGGTCGGTACAATACCTTTTTGCATGCCATAGGTTGCTTCCTCGAAAGCTGAACCGATAACACCAAACTGATCACCACCATAAAGACCACCAGCACTGGTGATTGTGTTGGCAAGCGATGGACCTGAAATCTTTACAAGGTAAAGACGGTGAGCGCCAGGGATAGACTCTCTTTTACCTGAAATTCTCCATACGCCTTTATTTTTGAACTGAATCAATTGACCAGTACGTGGGTATGAGTACTTCAGTGCATTAGGACCAGTTTGTGGGCTATGGCTAATGTCTTCAAGCTGGATATAATCAAGCCCGACATAAAGTGCATCATCGCCATTAATAACAGCAGCTGTTCCATACACATTTGACTGTGTGGCGTCCGAATTCACATAAGGAGCATCAAATCTTTTTGCTGCTTCATGGTGAATGATTTCTTCTCCTTTAACCTCTTCCATGAGGCCCATTTTGAACATCTCACCGATATCTGTTTCCAGTGGATTGACGTCAAACATTACCGATCCTACCTGAGGCTTATGGATAAAGCTCATTTGGGAGATAAGCGGATTTTCTTCGCGGGCGGCAACTGCGAAATCCTGCCAGGTATTTACTTCCGTGAATAATGCCATTTTATTTCTTGGGTTTTAGATAAAACATAGTTCATATCTTAACCCCGAACTCACTTGCACACTTTTTGATTGGACGAAGATTCTATCTTCGTGCCTTTCTTTCTGCCTCTTTCTTTTTAGCCATGCGTTCAGCCTGAGCATCAATGCTGTCATCCTGAATATCGCCACTGCCTACTGCTTTGCGTTTTGGTTTTTTTTGAGCTACATCCTCTACTTTGATAATCTGCGCAATTCTCGCTGCTGATTTTCGCGCTTCTTCTACCATTTTAGGACCTGCTACCAGGAACGCTGCTTGTTGAAATTTCTCTTCCGGATCAAAACCACCAACCAGTTTACCCTTGCCATCGTAGGCATTTGGATTGGATAGGTGGTCACCAACGATTTTTTTAATCTGTCCCAACTCTTCTTTGCTGAATTTGTATCGGAATGGATGCTTATCGTTGTCATCATCGGCAAAGATCAATTCGTCGATTCCGGTCATGTGCTCTTGGAATTCCTTGGTATGACTTGCGATACCTTCCTGGATTTCTTTAGGCACTTCTTCGGTTTCTACTTTATCTTCACTTTTAGTTTTAAAGTCTGCTTGTTTTTCCTTGATGAACTTTTTGGCCTTTGCGGCATCTATTTCAAGGTCACTTTCAAGGTCTTCCTTTTTTTCCTTAAGATCGGCTGGATCTAAATCATCCGCATTTTGGATGGTATATTTTTCATCAAACCGACGCTGGAATTTCTTACGTGCTTTATCCAGACTCAGTTCTGGGTGCTCCATAATGAATGCCTGCTCAAGGATAAGTTTAGGGTCTGTTTTATCCAAATCCATACTGATAAGGCCGGCAATCATGTGAATACCATCAGACAACTTATCAATATCGTAATCTTTCAGGGCATTATAAACAGCCTCATTGGTCTTGCTTTTAAAGCTAGGCGTATTTGGCTTTTCTTTTAAAGCCTTATTTTCTTCGCGGAGGCTGGCTACTTCATCCAGCAATTCTTCTGATTCAGAAAGGATGGTGCTTAAATCTTCTTCGCTCTTAATCCCATACTTTTCGCCGAATTTGGATTCAAGAATTTTATCTACAGATTCTTCAGTTTCTTCCTCTTCTTGTTCCTTCTCTTTTTTTTCAGCCTCAATACGAGCGGCTTTTTCTTCTTCAGTTTCTTCCTCTTCCTCCTCTTCTTCGGGATCAGTTTTTTCCTTCTCCTTCTCGGCGGTAGTCTTTACTTCTTCTTCCTCCTCCTCTTCTTCCTCAGCAGGATCGGGTTCAGTTTTGGTTTTATCCTCAACCTTTTTTTCTGATGCTGGCGGCTCTACAACATCCACCATGTCATCTTTATCCAAGTCATAAATTTGTTTTGCCATAACGTAATCTTTACATAAAGTTCAGAATAGTTTTAATCAAAAGCAAAAAGCCACTTTTTAGGTGGATAATGGTGTAACCGAAATATCAATATAGTACTGAGGATCATCTTGATAATTTCCATCTTTGTTAGATTGTCTTCGATTCAGATTAATAACATACGAATGTCTACCTGCTGGCAATTCACTGTACATATAAACATCTCTCCAATGATCTTCGTGCGCAATATTTCCAGTAAGTTCCTTACTTAAAGCATTGATCAAATCAAGTTCTGGTTTAGGATCATTAATCCATGGTATGGCAATTAAATCTAAGTCTCTAGCCATTGATCCATGCACAACTAGATTATAACCAAAGTCTTTCGCAATATCCTTTAGTGCTAAAAAATAGTAAGTGTACAATTGAGGCTTTACGTGTGTTGGCTTCATTTAGAATCTGATTTTTCTTTATCACTACGTTCCTTTGCGGCAACCTGAGCATATTTAGCTTTATTCTCAACTGACTTCTTAATAATCTCATCCACACTGGTTTGTTTGGCGATCTGCTGTTTAACCAGATTGGTTTTATCATTCATCGCAGCTTTCAGTTCATTATCACAAACCATAATGTGCTCATCGATCTGCCCCTTAAGTTTGATCAAATCCTCATCAATATGTCCCTTCGCCTGAAGGCTATAAAGTTCTCCCTGAGCCTTATCAGCAGCTGCCGCACGATTGGCATCCATGGCCGCTTTCTGATTCATCGCATTAATTTGCGCAGCCTTACGCTCATTAACCTTAACCCTGATTCCAAGTATCTGACGAGCTTTCTTCAGATTCTTTATATCCTTAATGTACGCCACATCAAGATGAGTAAGTGTTCCATTTTGAAGACCAATCTGTAGATCATCCCAAAGCGATTGCCATTCAGCTCCGCTAGGTGACTTAACCAAAAACAATCCATAATCACAAAGCGCAATCCGATCGGAAACAGTAACGTGTTTACCCAGAGAAGGAATAAATCCCGCAATTCCAATTCCATCACGCTTAGCCTGCTGCACCATCCCGAGTAATTGTGTGCAAACAGCGCGATACATGTAGGTGTATGAATTAAAAAGATATTCCATATCAAGATCACCTGTTGCCTGGGATTGCTCCATTACACGAACAGGAAGTCTATCTGGCATCTGGGTAGATTCAGCCACTGTAGTTCCTGTCAACTGCTCAAGCATATTGATGCCAGTAGTTAGGACACTCAAATAATCACTCATTTGTAATCCGGTCTGTCCAGCCTCAACAGCACTACCAGAGTACTGTTGATCATATTTATTAACTGGCGATCTCTTGATTAATCTGCCGGTTTGCAGGAAATGCTTGTAAACTTCACGTGGTGTCCATGCTTGACCACCTTTACCTAACGCTACTTTCTCCAACTGAGTAAAATCAATTTCCTGCACGCCCATGAATCCTTGCGCTAAAATCTGCTTGATTTTATTCCATGCCACATTGATCATAAACAATGGCTCAATCATCTGTGCGCAGAAACTCACCGTTCTTCCTTCTTTGTAAAGTGGAGCGAAAGTTTTTATTGGCAAGGTAAGATCAACAAGATTAGAACGTGGATATTCCTTTTTACCATAGTTATACACCAGATCACTATCCAATATCCAGGTGCCGCCATAGACACTGGTATATGAATTGCGGATTATGTCTGAATCTCCATCTTGACCAAATCTTGGATCATCTTCACTTGGCTTCCATCCTAAACTACGCTCAAAAATGGTTGGATTGCCATTTTTGTTATTTCGCTTTACAAATACCCGGTCATCCTGGCTTAGGAAATAAAAGCGTAAAACAGGAATATAATTCAGTCCATCGAATTTTTGATTGGCCCGGAGTGGGCTATAGGTTGTCTGAATATTGTTCATGTACGCATACTTCTGAACAATTTCTTCAATCTCTTCATCGGTTAAATAACCCGATGCTTCTTTCCGAAACTGGCTTACGGTTGGGAAATCAAAGAATCCGGCATACTCCTGTCCCTCAAAGTTCTCATCCTCCACATAGCTACCGACATAATATTTTGGATTGATGTGATCAATTCTCGGTATCCCATTCTCATCCCGGTAACAATGGATGTGCCCACGACCATAAACGACTTTATCATGCACCATCATGCGCATTTTCTGATTAAAGTCATTGATCTGCTGCATCAATGTAAGCGCCTCTTCACCATCGATGGCCTTCTGCATCTTTGGATTGGTGAGCATCTCATACATCAATTCATCTGGATATTCTGGTAAAATATCAATATCCAGATCAGGAAATAGTTCTTTTGGGCTTATCTTAAGATCATCAAGCCAACCTCTGAATTCATAAAAAGCCTGAAGATTGGCTTCATATTGTTTCTTTTCATGTACCGAAACAGAGTCTACAGCCTCAAGCTGGACATCATATTCTAGGTTCATTATCTTCGCCACTGCCCGATTAACGTATTTTGGTGCCAGATTTAAAACCTGGATATCCAGATAGGCAAGACTTGAAGAACCATCATCTAAAGGATCAGTTTTATTCTCCCGGAAGAAGCCGAACATGTTCCTGAGCTTATCAATACTCTGCCGACCTTGTGATACCTCAAGTAAAGCTTGATATTCAGTATCATTCCAAAACACATATCCTCCAAATCTTCCGCTGGCAGCATAGATGCTTTTGGCATACATGGCGCCATACTCCGGAAGTTCTTTTATTAATGGCGATACAAATTCGTTTGGAAATGTTGACCCCTTCGTGGCGAAGGAAGAATCTACAAGTCTGGTATTACTAAGATTGGTCAGTGGATCCATCAAAATAATCGTTTAAAAAGTTTGTATGGAAGTATCATTTTATTTCCACTGGCATCCATAAAGATGTAATCTCCACGATTACCACCTTCCCAATCAATTGCCATCTGACGATATTTGATAGACTTTGGTGCGGAGATGGCGGCTCGTATATTAAAAGTACCAATCCTTTCTGCGCTTAAATCCCGGTGAATGGTCTTAAATGCTTCTGCTGATTTTGCAGTATGCCAGTCATTGACATGTTCTTGATTGATTTCTGGCTCTGGAGCATTTTCTAAAACCTGTTCCATTGTCTTTCTGAGATTCTCTTTAGCCATACTGTAGAGTTGGAAATGTTAATCAAAAATAGTGATTAATTAACAACGTTGCCATATTCATCGAATCCGGGCATGAAATCATGGATATCAACCATAGGCTGCGTGTACGTCTTGGGCTGTATTTTACCACCAAGTTCGGTGAATCCTGCTGCTACCGAGTAGTCATACTCAGTGGTCTTCTTCGGGGTAAATTCCAAAAGATCAATAACCAGATCAATGAAAGGAATAGTATGCCCAAAATATTCAACGTAAGTAGCCAGTGCGCCGGTATACTCCTGAATGATTGGCTGACTTGCTGGTGTACCATCCATCGTGGTGTTTCTCTTATAACCAGACTCAGCCACATATTTATTAAGGATGAATTCACCACATCCCTGCTCATAAAAATAATTTATAATGCCTGGCTTCTGGCTTTCAGGGTGAAGGCTACATCCAAAATACCACATCATCATCAAGGCGCGCTCGTAGAAAACATTTGGATCGTTTGGGCGAACATCCATCATGGCTATGTAGCGATTGGTTTTGTACTGATATTTTTCTTTTGCCCGTTGCTCCAGTATCTCTTGCGTTACAATTCCATCAATAGCTGAGTCATATTTTCTTTTCACAAAAAGTACAGGTCGTGATCTACGTGTGCTCACAAATTCTTCATCACCACCTTTACCTTCTATCACTACACCATGGTCCACCGGATCGACACCTGAAATAAATTTCATATTATTCATCGGGCCGAATGTTGGCATAGATGAAGATATGTTTCGCTGAACAAGATTAGTTTCTTTGATGTCATTAATGAGTGAGTGTACCCAACACCAACCTGTATGTGGATTATGTCTGAAGCGGACTTCAGTGAATCGTTTATTATCAAGCCAGTAAAATTCTCCCTTGGTAAGAATAGGAGTTGACATCGATTCTAATTCTGATTTTCTATCCTGAAGAATAGTAGCATTGAATTCACATCGATCAGTATTGATGTAGAAAATTTCTTTTATGTAAAGTGGGAATCTTCTGATCAATCCAGATAGTTCTTTTGGATTATCTTTATAAGATTCGCGTTCAAGTAATATCCATTTCTTAGCTTCTTCTCGTAACGGGTGTCCCCACTTATCTAAGAAACTTTCGTGAGCACAATCTCCTGGAAGGAAGCAAACATAAAGTCCTGATTTGGTTCTACCGTCAGGTTGGCGCTGATTGAAATCACTTTCGTAGAATAATTTTTTGTATGCCTTTCCACCCTTACCGGAAGAATCCATAAATTCGACCGTTGTGCCGAAGAAAACCTTACCTCGTAAGTCCTTACCTTTTCGTAAACATGGTTTAACAATAGCCCATCGATCATTCACATTACAATTTAAAATCTTACCTGCCTCTTCCATCAGATAAGTATTAAGCATGGATCCATCATATTCACCAACACCTGATGGTCTATAATCAATAACAGATTCTAAATCCTGAGATTCATCATAATCTCCAATGATTAATGTCTTACTTCTGTTTGCCGGTTGCTCAAATCTTATGTCTGAAGTTAAAGCTGACGTAGTGTCATACGTTGGTGTGTAATAATATGGCAACTTCTTGAATGGAGATTTAATCATTTGTGTGTAGAACTGACCAATCTTCTTATCGTTCTCACCCTGCATTCCACAATAATGATTTCTATTGCGTGTCGTTCTATAGGTAGCCCATCCGCCCATAAACGATGACTTACCATAACGACGTATAGTATTTAGAAGTGCTCCATAGCTATCTGGATCTTCTTCACAATATTTTATAAAATAACTTAATTCTTTATCCGTTTCTCTGTAAGTAGGAAATCCGAATGTTGTCTGCCATGCCGTCAGATACCAATAATAAAACCCAGTGATGTACGTTGGAACTCCATTATTCCAAAACCAAATTCCGTTTTCTGATCGCTCCCATTCCTGATCAGCCCATCTGTTTATCTCTGTTTGAAGTGGATGGATATAATTCGGATCAGCCTGAACGCGTTTTGCGTATTCTCTGATTCCTTTCTTTATAAAATCTGGCGCAGTAGGCCGTGTCCATTTTTGTTCCTGGGTAAATAAGATTTTTTTATCTTCAGGTACTTCTGGAAGATAGACACAAGGAATTCCTTCACCTGTTATCGCAGTGACTAAATACTTAAATCGATATTCATTTTTAGTTTGCTGAAACATTCTCTTTAAGTCTGGCCCGATCTTCTGGTCTTAACATCTGCGTGGCGATTACTGTCTGTGCCATCTCTTGTGTGTCCTCGTGGGCGAAGATGTCGGAGAATAATTTGTTAATTCTGGTCAGCACCTCATCAGCAGTCTTTGATAAATCTCCCCTTTTTTTGTATTTCTCCATGATTTTATCCTCATCCTCCACACCGATTGGGCTCAGAAGAATCTTCTGGATGTCCCAGAAAAGCTGCTGATCACTGCATAATTTCAAGTATTTGTTGTGATTCTGAAATTCAGCTAGGTAAGCAAAAATCAATTTATTCACCTCTTCATGCTGTAAATCCATGATTTTAATCATCTCTGGATCTTTATCGCTGAGCTTTGCTTGAAGGCATGCAGCACGTTTTCGTTCGGATAGGTTCTGTATGTTGTTGAGTGGCGAATCCTTCGAATACATCTTTTCGAGGTATAAAAATAATTTTGCCTTATCTTTATGGACGAATTGTTTGCAAACGTCAAACTCAGAAAACTTTAACATAAAATCATGAAGATATTCACAAATGTAACTGATCCCAGCAAGAAAAGTAAATCAGCCATCATGAAGCATAATCAGAAAAGTGATGAAGAGCGCGTTGAAACTGGTGCTGTTGTGAAACGTAATAAGAAAGGCGATTTGGAACGGACTGAAGGTGAGAACTACCAAGGCCAATCTGCAAGCAGAGTTAAGGAAGATGCCTCAAGAATGAAAGGCAACAAACAATATAATTCTGGTGTTGCTCCACGTGTTGGTGGCGATGGTAAATACTCTTCGCTGGCTGGTGCTGTTGGGCTTATGGGTAATGCTTCTAAAAAGCAGATGAGACAGTCGAAAAGAAATGTGAATAAGAGCGCTGCATCACCGCAGGCTAAGAGGTCGGCTCGGAAACTTTATTAAGCCGATCAATCTCAGCGGCAATAAATGCTCCTGCAACTTTTAGACAATGAATTCTATCTTTTTCTATCCTGTCACGAATAGCCCATGCCCAATCAGGCGCAGGTAATTGACACGGCATTCCATCTTTAGCTACGAAAGCAATTGCGCATGCTGCTCTTATTAAATCACTATCTGGATATTTTTCGACATCTCCTTCGATGGAATATCCATGCTTTTCGATTTGTTCATTTCGCTCTTGGGCGATTAATTCAATTCCAGTCATAATTTTTTAATAAGACACAACAACAATAATCGAATACCCATCAAAACTTTCTGCCGACACAGACACTGATTTAGCATTTTTATAAAAAGCTGTCAGATCAGTAGTCATCATGTGAATAACCTCTGCATCGGAATGATTGATATACAGATCAATGCCTCTATACCAATCAGTTGGTAGTCCATCCAGTAAACGATCAACACAGATATCGCCACACTTTTCATATTCATCAGCGATACGCTGCTCCAGTTTAACCACCCGTTCATCTTGAATATTTGGCTTGTTGGCGACTGCCTTAGCTTGGTCAAGCAGGCTTGATAACGATAAGAAAAAAACTAACAGTAAGTTCATACAAATAACAGATAAATTGAGACACACAAAATTAAAATATAAATAACAAGCCTTCCTACCCATCTTAAAGACCGATACCATTTTTTACTATCTGGCCATGCGGTATCAGAAAGGTGAGTGAGCACATGCTTTAGTATTTCAGAGTAAGTAAGAAATTTAAAATCATATCGATGTGACTTCGTAACACCTGAGAACCGAGTAACATTGTTTTTCAGATGAATGAAATTAATCCAGTAAGGAAAGATTGATGTGAACATCATCACTGAGATCAGCGTGTATTTAAATGAAGTCAATACGTAAGACTCCCAACTAATGTAATCATGAACTCCGTATGGCGCTAAAAATCCGGAAATGATGCAGGTAAGTCCTCTGAATTTCCAGTCGTAGTTTGGATGTACATCACCATTGCGATCTCGGTAAACTTCAAACCATGTTGGAAATAGCAGGATGACGAAGGAGATGATTATTTTCATAATTTCTTCCAGTTAAAATAGTTGATCACGATAATCAATGTCCAGATTCCACCGAAGATACTCCATGTGATTGGACCATCAACACTGATACCTAATGCCGTTGTTTTCCAGTATAAAGGAAAAATAACACATGATACGATTGTGGCGGCAAGGAATAATTTAAGTGGGCCGTCCCATAAGTACTTTAAGAAACTGTCTTTTTTCATAGTCTTTCTGTTTAAAAATAACCCGCCAGGATGCGAATCTGGCGGGTATTAACCATTCCTAAAAATGAATCAAGCCCTCTCTTTCTTGACGCATTGCTGAGCACAATATTAACAGATATTAATATTCAATCCAACTTTAAGGCAAGAAATTTTTCCCATGTGTCAATCAGGTATACCTCTCCGGACTGCTTTTTTATCTGATAATGTACGTATTCCTGCAATGGTTCGGCTTTTTTGCCCTTAGATTTTATTTCCAGGTGGATAGATCTTTTATTTCGGATGGCGTAAATATCAGGCCATCCAGGTGTAGAGCACAACATGATTTTAGTCACCAGCCAGCCTGATTTTTTAAGCTTTTTGGTGATTCGTATCTGAAGTTTGGACTCTTGGGCCATTAAATTTAATAATTTGTGTTGTTGCCTTCTTATATAATGGATGGACTGGTGATCCGTTCTTGTTGTGTCCGAAACACATTGGTTCTGTGATAATTGATTTGATGAACGGTAGACGATAGGTTACTTGTTTAAAGTTGCCGTAGCACAGTATTTGAATGTGGGAGTACTCTATAGTTTCAATAAGCCATTTATCATTTTCCTTCACTGGATCTGGGCATGAACGAATATCTTCAGGATTTGGTGATATAATAGCAAATACATTACACATTCTCAGTGCTCCATATCCATTGTGGGTTAAAATACGGATGATGGATTCAATGGTAGCATCATCTTCGTGCTCATCTGCTGTAGACGGATTGAGTCCTATACACATTGCTGTGGGTAAATTACGGTTCCATGTCCTGTCTAGGCGATATCGATATTGTCTACATGGGGAAAAGAAGGCTTCCTTAATCATTTTATTCCAAAATCTTTTTTGAAAATATTAAGCGTATAATCTTTTTTCTTCGTCACCGCGGCATGGATATACTTCTCAATACCATTCTTACTAAATATCCAAAACAACTTACTCGCCTTGGTCCGGCTGTGTGACTGCATCCTGGCTCTTACTTGCCAGTACGTAATGGCAGAGAATGCAATATTATAGAGCACAAGTGCATCCGCTGTGCTCAGGTTAACGCCCATCCTGCCGCTTGATAATTGGCAGATAAACGTAATATTTTCATGTTCATTGAATACTTCCGGCACATTCGTGTTCAACGGGAACACCTTTCGAAGTAAATCACCCTCACTTACGAACTGATAATAAATAGCAATCTTCTGTCCGGCGAACTTTGATTTGATAAACCAAGCCTTGCTTTCATCAATCAGTTCCCGTTTATCTTCTTCTGTAATAACTGTACCTGATGATAACTGATGGAAGACACTCTGCATTTTAACTGGTGTATCACATACGATATGATTGCCATTTTTCATTTTATACACCTTATCTTTCTTTAGCACATCCATCAGTTGATATACACGCTTATCAATATCTACCCACACTACTTCCTCTTCAACGTGACTAACAAAGCCAGCCTCTTCCTGACTGAGTGTGACCATGTAGTGATTGACCACTTCCATGATTTCTTTTTGCTTGGCATTTTTATACTCTGTGATCGGAAATCCATTTCGGTATACAATCTTTTTGATGACATAATCATCGGCCCATCGGTAAAAATTGGCGTATGGAGAGAATGGAGAGAAATAAGAAATCCAGAATTGATGGAAAATCTGAGAATAGCTTTCTGGGCAAGGCGTGCCGCACATAAGTATTACTGGCTTCTTTTGAATTACTTTTTTAAGTGCCTTGCAGTATACGCCAGGTTTGGGAAAAGCAGAAATGGAAACTGATTCATCTACGATATAACCATCATACTCGGGATGAAGTTTTTCTGCTTGTTCAAAGTTTGTGATATTGATGTAATCGAATAAATGACCAAATTTTTGATAGTCTTCCTTAATGCTGGAGATGGCCATTTTTTTGGTTATGAAACATACTCTTCGCCATCCTATTTCTTTGGCAATAGTCAATGACATAAAAGTTTTTCCAGTTCTTACCTGAGCCGCCAGATACAGGAGATTATATCTTTTTAAGATAACAAGACTTTTATCAACTGTTGCTCTCTGTTCCGGTCGTAATGTGATCATGCTGTTTTTTATAAAGTTCTAAATGAATCTCCCAATTTTTAATAAGCAACTCCATGTGCTGCGTGATCTCTGGTAATCTTTTTACATCTTGTTTCAGCAAGCACTTATAATGATCAATCAGATAAACCAATCCTTCTCTGGAATGTAAAATTTTAATGCCAGCTATAAGAATGGGTTCTTCGAGATAGATAATCTCTGGGCGGATCATAGCAATTCAAGTTCTGCTATCAGTTCATTGATTCTGTCTGTAAGATCAGCCTTTATTCTTTCAATAAATTCTTTTGTTAATTGTGTGTATTCATGTTCACAATTGCCATCAGTTCCGATAGTGAAAATATTGTATCTAGCACCAAATGTTTGAATGACAACTATAGGAGTTGCATTGATTTCATTCAATTTTTCATAGTACTTGTCAATTTTACTTACAAGTTCTTTTGCTTTTGGAAAGTTTGTGTATTTCATAAGTATCCCTTTTCTTCCAATATTTTTTCAACCTTAACCCAATCAACGAATGGCTTTTTGTGTATCTCCGGATTGTTAATCAGTGGTACACCAATCGATTTATCATCCAAAATTAAATGAGAATAAATTTTTCGAGATCCAGTTTCGTACTCAGGATTGCAGTTAGAGTATTTTATTTCAATGTCATTATTTCGAAACCATTCTTCAGCATCATCAAGCAGATTGTTTGCTCTCATAGTCACGAGAATAAGAGTATGGCCTGCCTTATTCAATCGCTTCAATACATCAACACAATGTTCAATACTTTCGCCAACCTGTGGCCATTCGTTTAGCACGCAGGTAGAATCAAAATCAATAGAAATTGTTCTCGGTATAATTTCTTTTTTCATATAGTAATACCCTTTATCGCCTCTTACATGCAATGTTGGTTCATGAAATTTTTTATCCTCACACATAGGTGTCCATAACGTGGAATTTTCATCTGTCTCTTTGCTGTCCCAATATCCATCTTCCTGATCATATTGAATTGGCTTTCCGCATTTTATGCAGATACACATTGTTTTATTTTCAGTTTTATATGCCATGTCTTTTTTCGTATCTATCCAATGAATCATTCAAATCTCTAAGCATATTCAACATGCTCTTTTCTTTTCCTTCTTTCAATTCTTTCACCGCCTGCTCATATCGTTCTTTCGAGATACGCTTAATAGGTATCTTCGTCTTTGGCTTCGTGTCATTGAAGTTGAAGAGAGAGAATTGGTGATTGATTGGAGTGAACTTAATCATCTAATCCTTTGAAATCATCAACATGATAAAATGGCATTCCTGCTCTACGAGCACATTCTTGATCTTCTGGACGATCTCCAACAAAAAGAGAATTGTCCCAATCAATTACAAACCCTTCATTCCACGCATCATGCTCCATTACGGCTAACATGCCTATATCTGGCTTCCGTAATAATGAACGATGATTGTATGGTTCAATTTTACCTTTACCATCATGGTAACAATGCTTCACTATGTGGAATGGATTTTCTTTAAATAAATTAAGAGTTGTTTGAAGTTCTAATTCAATCTCCATTGGTAATTTAAAACCATGAGCAACGCCTGCTTGATTGGAGATGCCAAGAATTAAATATCCTTTATTTCTGAAACTCCATATTTTTTCTTCCATCCCAGGAATCAATTCAATATCCTGATAGTTTTTAATAAACGTATTACCATTAGGACTTCTTCTAATAGTGCCATCAAAATCAAGACATAATGCAGGTCTTAATTTATGAGATGGTGATAAGTTTGTAACTGTTTCCATAATTATTTTTTTGTAATGAAAATTTTCATTGTCACTATATCATGCTTTATTATGCAATTAGTCTGACGGCAGAATAATTCTTCTTTTTCTTTTGTTGTTAAGTTTGGTCTATGACCAGCAAAAACAAGTAAAGAATTTTTAAACCATTCGTAAGGATCTTTTGAAATAAAGACATCAGAATAGACATAATCAGATATTTCAATTGTCTCGCCTGATGACATATCCTGCACAACTGAATACAAACTCATAATTTTAAAAAGTCTTCTTTCGTCAACGCATACACACCAGCATGCTTACAACTCTCACCTGCTGCTTTATTCGATAGATCAAGTGCTGGTATCATGTTCATTCCGGCAGCGAAAGCCATCGCTGCTATAGCAATTACAATGTCTCCAGCACCACACACATCTACTACACCGACATCAACAGCTAGTGTAAGCCATATATTGCCATAATAAAAAGCAGTCATACCTGTTTCTCCAGTAGTCACCACAAAATATGTGGCCTTCAAATCACTCCTTAGTTTCTCAACATCAATATCTTTGGCCTCATGCTTGTTACATTTAATCATCAATGCATGCTTGTACTTATCAAAATCACGCTTCGCATCCACAAACACCGGTATGTTAAATTCATTACACAGTGAAATAATGGTGTTCGATATTGATGGACTGATAGTTCCTTTATGATAATCAGAGAATATAATGGCATCAAGTGAAGGAAATAATTTTTCAAAATCTTCCTTCCACGTCAGATCATCATACTCTACTATATCCGGATTACTCTCTTCATCATCCACTCTAAGCAGATGATGATTGTTAGACATGATCCGTGTCTTAATTGGAGTTCTACCAGGGTGAATGAAGATGCTATCACAAAGAATATCAGCACGTGGATTACCTCGGGTGAAAAGGTATGCATCAACTCCAAGATTAACCAGGTTCATAAACACATTACCTGCACCGCCCGCATATGTAGTCTCTGATGTTTTTGAAACTACTACTACTGGAGCTTCAGGTGACACTCGATGCACGTCACCAATGATGTATCGGTCTTCGATCAGATCACCGATGATGGCGATCTTCAAAGTTTTTGCACGCTGTAGTATTTCTTCGTTAGTCATAAATTATTCCAGTCTTTAGGTAAAGGATCGAATATGCCAAAAAGTGGTTTTGCGTAATAATGATTTCCATTCATCACAAACCAATAAATCCAACCATTACCAAGATCACAAGCAAATTCATTATTAATAATTGTGCATCTTATTCTTTTCTTCGACATGCCTCAATTATTTTAGTAGAAGAAAATCGTGCATCTTTCTTGAAGTAAATAACTTCAGCATACTCAGCACCGACCACACGTCCTCGATATTCATCACAAGACACGATGTAGTCAGGCCTTATTTTCTCAATGATTTGAAGTAACTCTTCATTATCATGATGACGAAGCACTTCATTAACTACTTTATTTCCGTAAGCTGTAAGTGCCATAAGTGCATCTTCGCGTTCAAAGACATTGAAGATAGGTCTGTCCGCACCTTTATCTTTAGCGATTTTATCATCACTATCAATGCTGACAATAACAGTTCCATTTTGTCCTACTATCTGGCGACAAAACATAAGCATGTTTATATGCCCGACGTGCAAAACATCAAAACAGCCTCCGACTACAACTATCATATCTTAAAAAGGAAGTCCGTCAATATCACTATTAGATGGAGCACTTCCCCATCCATCATTTCCTTGCTGAGGAGCATTACTTCGCTGTCCTAATTCTTTAGCATTGCCAAGTATTTTACCTTTCTGCCCGGCAGCACGTTCCTCTTTTGTAATGGACTGTACAATCATGTAGTCATTACCATGCTTGTCATTAGGCGTAGGAATCAAAATAATATCAAGATACTTCGCGCCATCTTTACCATTAAACAATCTGGCTTTTTCAATCTTAGAACAATCAATTTTTCCGGTCAACATAGTTTTTAATTTTTATACAAATCCAAAATTTTTCCACTCACTAATTTCTGTCTCAATCTTAATGCCTCCGCTGGAATAAACATCATGGTCTCTAGTGTATAGCCGTTTGAAAAGCATCTTCGGTTTCTCTTTCGATACGCCAGCAATCAAATAGTATTTATAGCCAACAACATTTAAATAATAGTAACACGAAGCATCATAATCGTGATGAAGAATAGCGGCATCAAATGCTTTCTCAGTAGTAATCGCCAGCCCCTTGTATTCAAAGATCGTTGATAATTCCTTACTATCTCCATCAGTCTTACACCGAACGCCTTTAAGTCCCCATCTGTTGCTTCTATACCACTCATGCTCGCGTCTGAAGTCATGATGCATAATTATCTTTCTACACAATTCATCTCTTAGTACAGTTTCGGCCATTGTCTTTGCCAGTGGATAACCAGGATGAGTTTTGTCACATTTATATGGCTCCAGTAGCGCATTATGGTTGAGTGTACCAGCATCATAAATCTCCTGAAGATTCGGTTGATCAACTCTTCCTGCCAGCTTATGATGTAGTTTCTTTAGATCAGAATTCGAGACGTAATGATGATCGAAGTAACTCATTTTAAAATCACTTCTTTAACGGTGTCGAAGAATAAGTACATGATTATTTTGCTCTCACAATAGTTTTGGTGACCTCTTTCAATTCTACACCATTTATGTTAACGTCGCCATACTTAACAAAGAAGCTAACCAGTAAGTCCAACCAATCCACGTATACCGGGAAACCATACTCATCAACCTTAGGCTTCTTGTCCTTATCTAGTTTTATGATGCTAGGGAATTTATCATGTTTGAAATTATGATAGATGATCTCACAGATAGCTTTCACAGGCTTATCATCCTTGAACTTCAAAATCAATTTAGTCGGACCTGCATCTTCCAGTTGCTGCGTAATAGCCTGCTCCCGGAATTCATTCTGTAATTTATCAACGGCAGCTTCACGCTGAATATTTTCATCAGAGGCTTTCTGCATGTTCTCAATCTCTGCCTTACTCTCGCGCTCTTCCTGCTCAGCCTTTTCTTTCTGTTCTTTCTCAATCTTTAGCCTGCTTTCTTCATCTGTAGCGTTTTTCAGATCAACAAGTTTTTGTTTTAACTCAGGAATACGTCCAATCCACTCATTAACCTTCGGTACAATTTGCTCCAGCACAAGTTCGCTCCATTTGGCATACGTTTCTTCTACCTGAAGATCGGCAACAAGTTGAATGTACTCTTCTTCTGATACTATGCTTTTATTGTAGTCGGTGATGAAGCATGAATCATACTGCTCTTTTTTAAGAACGGGCTTGAACTTTTTAAACTGAGCGGCACGTTCATCAAATTGCTCAAGCGGAACATCAAAATGTTTTTTACTTCCTTCATGAACTTGGCGCACACGTTCAATTAACAGATCGGCCAATTTCTTTTTCAGTCGAGATGAAATATCAACTTTATGATTCTCTTTGTCCTTTTGTTTTTGGGCCTTGAGTTCTTCTTCACGTTTCTTGTCCAGCTTAGCCTGGTTATAGGCGCCAATAAGATTTCGGATACGTGCTACTTCATTGTCTTTTGAGTCCTGGCTAACCAGTTTCTCAAACTCCATCAATTCAGATTTTAACTTATCAAATTCCTCCGTGATAGGCTTGCGTAATTTCTGTATGGCATCGAATGTATTTCTGACAGCGACAAGTACGCCAGTAGCATTTTGAAGATCTTCATCCGAAGTGATTTCGGTGATCTGCCGCATGGCAGCAACACTATTAGCACTTCCTTTTTGCATGCGAGGCACTACCTCCTGCATTTGTTTTAAGATAGGTTCAAGCTTTATGAGTGATGTTGTTTCTTCTGCCATAACAAATTAATTAACAAGTTTGTATTTATATTCTTCTTTGATGTAGGTGTTGACGAATTTTCCGATAGACTCAGCGTTCATAGCATGATCAACAACACGTTCAGGCACATCTGCATAGTCGTAAGTCTTGCCCGTTACGTAGGTGATGGATAAAACTTTGGTTTCTGGATTGTAGCGGATACCAGATACTGTTTTGCTGTCGGTGAAAGTTTTTTCGAGTTGCATTAGTCTTTTGTTTCAATCTTTTCTGATTGTGATGAAGTTGAAGAATGGAGGTGTTCTCTAACATTTCTTGATCCGTCATAATAAGTTGAATTAGAGAAGTTCTCACTTCCGGAAATCATTTCAATGGCTCTTGGATTTTTAACAAGCAGTGACAGGAAACCTTCGAATTTCTGAATCACAAAATCACGCTGTGAAAGCTTTTCTTTTGTTAGTGTCAACTCCATATCAGCCTGCCGTGCGTCTGCTGTTTTAGAAAGTTTTTCAGCATCTTCCATCATTTTAGTCGCATTATTAAACTTAGATTCCTTTTCGCGAAGTGCACTAAGTTCCGCCTGCATTGTTTTTACATTTTGCTGAGTTACTTCAAGGAGTTTTTTTGTTCCTTTTGCATCTTCAATAAATGTCACTAATTCAGTAGCGGCCAATTGAGGCAACTGCTTATTGATTTCTTTTAGAATGTTCTCGTTTAATTCCATATTATTTTTGGTTTACAAATCTTTAAGAACTGCTTTCATTTGAATGATAATGTCATCAATTGATTTTCCTGTAAATTCCTGCTCTCCAACGGTATTTCCATTTTTAAACTTTATTTTACCGGAAGCATTATACTTGTCATCAAACATACTTTTCATTAGGTAAATGGCAACCATTTCAATTTTGTTTTTATTGAATGGATCTTTTATAACACTCGGCATCGTTTCATTGCCCATTCCTTCAATTAATTCCATACATCAAAACAATTTAGGTTGCTCTTTATCCTTCTTATACTTCAAAATGAAAGCATCAAACTCACCTTCCAGTCTTTTTGATAAGGCCAGATAGTATTGAGATTTTTCGTCATCATGATTGCGTCTGGCTTTGAAGTAATTCTTCTGCGCATCACGCATCTCTTCAGCTAATTTGATGAATTCATCCATAATTTTTTAATTAAAAATATCCTGTCCAATTTTCTAGTGGAATAATCTTAATCTCAAGCCCATTTACATCTAGGTCTCAACAATGGCTATCCTAGATTATATACGGTATCACGTTCATGAGCATCGCCGCCCCAATCCCTTTGCCGCTGGACACTGTTACATGAATCTATTCATAAAACTACCTCTACAATAAACATTAACTGCTAGAACAGTTTACTAGCCTTGGCTATAGTGAGTTTGTAATCTGCACTCGTTGTTTATCTTCAAGCAGGATACTTTATTTCAGGGCATGCCGGGTTCTCACCGACACTCATAAAGCTTTTATCACTCTACGCGAACTTTATTTTATTCAAATGCCCAATATCTTTACATGAAACTTTTTGGCGATGACTCTTTCGCATCAGGAAGAGGATTTATTACCTCACCTGTAGTAGTGTCAACCTCTTCTCCATCAGTAGAGTAAACCGGTGCATCTGGCATGATAGTAACATCTTCATGCGAAATATCTTCAGCTTCAACAGATGGACCATACAGTACCACATTGTCAGGATAGTGATGGTACAAGCGGAATGCTCTGTTCATTGCTGTCTTCTTCGCCATCTCTGCCGTCCAGGTTGCCCAGGTAGACTTATCTCCCTGCATCGGGCTCTTCGCCATAGCCTTCCTGATCTCATCATTATAAACGACCACATCTTTTGCTGTACCATCTTTATAAGTAATAGTTTGATACGTGGCCCTGATGTTATCGATGTTATTGAGTTCTTTTGTCTTATCTGTGCTCCAGTGTTCTTTCACACAATGGTTCCGTTTATCATGAACGAAATGATCACCCATATACACAATAACACCTTCAGGAACATCCTTTACAGTTGGCATCATGTGGAACATTTCACGTTTACCAGCAGGACTTGAATCAACTTTCAGTCCTCCCTTACCATTTGAGCGCACATAAAGCTTATTGTCGCGGAAGCTCAGCCCAGTTGTACCAGCATAGATCAAAGCTGCGACATGAAAAAAATTATCAACTTTTTGCAGGTCTGGCTTATCGGCAATGATCTGTAGGTAAGCGAATCGCTCCTGTTCCAATCTGTTCTCACCATCATCTCGATTGGTGACACTTTGATAATTTTTAATAAAACGATCTCTTACATCAGGAAGTGTAAAAAGTTCTTTAACAGATTTAGCCTCTTTAATGGCTTGTTCAAATTTCTGGAGTTGGCTCATAATAAAGTATTTAAGAGTGATGTTCTCTTGTTAGTTTCTGATTGCGTGGTACAAATCAAATAAAAAGAATCTTAATAAAAAATAAATTTCAAATTTTTTATTTCAAATTTTAAATTTAGATTTGTCGCCATGGATAATTACATCAACCGAAACGCTTTTTACAAGGATTTGATCCGCCTGCATGGTAAACGATGGACTTATGTTAAAGTATGTGCTGCATTAGATGGTAAGTCAGACGTTATTGATGCATCCGAGAAAAAACAATTGCTCACGCTGCTTGATGAGCACCTTAAGAAAATACGTGACAACATTAAGAACATTCAAACTAAACAAAATTAACTATGCGACACCGCTGCGTATCACAAACATCAACCTATGAGGCCCTGGCTGAATGGATCAAATCAAATGCCGCTGAAGTGATTCAGCATGTAGAGAAAATAAATCTCGGAGAAGAAGAGACTCATGAACTTGAGCGCCAGTCATCGATGGCATCCCGTGCTATTGACAAACTGGAAGAACTGAAGAAAGAATTCATGGACTACATCAAAGAAGGTACGCCTGGCATTGATGGCGAACTTCAGCCTGTTGGAATTACTATTCATCCAACTAAAGGTTTGAAAGCACTAAAAGCAAATCGTGCCTTTGCTGACAAACAGCTTGATCAAGGCTTTAAAGAAGAAGGTATTCCAGTGTACATTATTCCATATCCTGAATATTCATTAATGGTTGGTGTCGATATTGTCGGTGCTGAGTGGCCGCAGTACACTAAAGAGATGTCGATTGATCAGATCAACCAACACAAGCCAATTCTTCGTGTTGAAAAGGGAGAGAAGAAAAAGAAGACATCAACATCCTTTATGGATGAAGAGGACAAGGCTACGGCTCCAGAGTTGGATCTTTAATCCGGTGAATGGTAATGCCAAAGCCTAACGCTTTAAGCATTGGTGTTATCTCATTATAAATAGTGTTAGCCAGTTTTGTTTTCTCAATGTGCTCCAGAGGTTTGTAAGATGATTTGTGCGTTCCTTTCAGAGCATGGTACACACGGTGATGGATGATCTCAGCTTTCTCACATAATGCGCGAAGGGATATGATTGATGAAATTTTGTCTTTCTTAGCCATAAGCGCAAATTTAATTAAATGTCATAATATTAACAAATGTAACTTTTATGGTATACGTCATTCTATTTTTATTGCTTGTCGCAGTTATTGTTTATTTCATCATTAAGTCTTCAAAAAAAGTAGACAATGAAATCAAAGTTTTCAAACAGTACCGTCAGTCTGATGTTGATGAGGCTATGCATTTTGCAGATTCAGAATATAGGATAAAGATAGCACAAGCTAAACAAATCCACTTTCATCCGGCTAACAAAGAACAAGAGCGTAAGAAAAATAAAGACGATATTCGTTCTGTTCCTATTCGAAAGGAAGATGATGTGCCAATTATAAGTCTTCCAGAGCAATCAATCATCATCAATAGTATGATGAATGAAGACATACCTCCACATCATCATATCGAACATCACTCGGACCATGGAGGTGGTGGTTCTTTCGGTGGCGGAGGCAGCAGTGATTCATGGAGTGACAATTCCGGTAGTTCCGACTTTTCATCTTCCGATTCATCATCATCAGATTGTGGATCATCCAGTAATGACTAAACTTTAAATCAATATGCAAGACGAACAAAAATTTGACGTTTGGTGTCTGGTTGAATTATTTGGACATCAAAAAATAGCAGGACGTGTAACGGAACGTAATCTTGGTGGCGCTGCATTCCTTCAGGTTGATGTACCAGAGAATGATACCAATCCAGCATTCACACGGTTATTGAATCCATCTGCTATCTACGCACTCAATCCAATCGATGAAGAGACTGCGCGTAATTATGCGAAACGATTAGCACTCGCACCGATCACTTCCTGGGATGTTAAGGATTTTATGGAGAAGGCTAATAAAAAATTAGCTGCTCACGTTCCTGTTGAATCAGAGGAGGACAAAGAGGAGGAGGAGTATAACGATGAACGCGATAATTGATGGAGTGGAAATATTGTGTCATCGAATATCAGCAGAAGAAGTCAGAAATAATTTTGCTAGGTAATACGCCCGCTCCATCAAAGTCATGTTTTAATATTTTGTATGAGGCACCATTTGATCCGATCCTGGAAGATAATGCTACTGCGTTTGATGCCTGTCTCATGTGGATAGAGAATAATAAAGTTGAAGGAAGTAAATATGTAATCACTGAAATGTTTTTTGTATGACTAAAATAAATATCAAGAATTATACTTCTACCGTTGCGGCATCAAAGTCAGTTGCTCGAATTGAAGAAATACTCGTCTCTATTGGTGCAGATCATATTAACAAAAATTACAAAGATGGACAGTTAGTATCTATCTCTTTCATGGTTTTAGTTAACGGTTCATCTGTTCCTTTTAAACTTCCTGCTAAAGTTGATAACGTGTATCAGGCGTTGAAAAAGTCATACAAGCGATTATCAACACCGGCACTTAAAAATCTAACAGAACAGTCTGCGCGTACGGCATGGAAAATTTGTTGTGATTGGGTAGAAATACAGGCTACTTTAATTCGTCTTGAGCAAGCTGAATTCATTGAAGTATTTTTACCATACGTCTATCAGATTGAAAAAGATCAAACGTTCTTTGAATCATTAAAACAAACAAACTATAAAGCATTACTGAAATGACATTCGAAGACTATAAAGGAAAGAAGGCCACCATTAAATCAACTGAGGTTGAAGGTATCATTGATCGCGTGCGTCATAAGCGTGGTGCTGACGGAAGTCTCGGCGCCAGGTTTATTGTTGTTGATCCCGATGGGAAAGAACATGAGTTGATGCCACATGAATTAATTGTGCATAAAGATGAGTAAGGTAATTACATTCTCTCAAAAATTTCCATCATACCATCCTCGTAAAGGTGAATCAACTCTCTTTATCGAAAAAATTTATGCTGGATTAGCGGACATCATTCCTGATTTTAAAATTCCAAATAACGCTAATGATTTTTGGGATTGGCATGAGTATTATAGTGCTGTACCAAAGTATCACACTATTCGCGCTGGTCATCGCTGGAAAGAAGGAGATTGGTTTAGTCCTCGCATCTGGTCAGGAAGACCTTATAATTCTAAACAAATTATACTTGCCCCAGATATTCAATTAAAAAAAGTTTGGGATTTTGATATTTCTGGTGAAGAAGGTAAAACTTACATTGATGGTCGATCATTAACTGATAGGAATCTTTACATCCATGAAATAGCTAATAATGATGGTTTGGAAGTTATAGATTTTAAAAATTGGTTTAAACATCCCAAGACATTTTCAGGCCAGATATTGTGCTGGCATGAAAAAATAAATTATTAATGCAAAAGTAACATCTGTTACGAAACTTTTTTACCTTCATTCCCCCGGCTTCAACTCAACTGTGCTTATGATAAAAACTTTTTCCTCTTTTTCAGGCCAAAATCTCCATCTTTTAAAGATTTACATCTGTTATGGAGGGTAAAAGAGAAACACCATTACGCTTGAGTCAAGGGAAAAATCAGAAATTGGTTCCTAGAGACATTAGTGAATCATTGGGTAAGCTTCCGCCACAGGCAATCGAGATGGAGGAAGCCGTTCTTGGTAGCATAATGCTGGAGAAAGATGCATTTTTAATCACAGAAAAATTTTTATTAGCCGAACATTTCTATGCAGAGAAGCATAAAGAAATTTATACTGCAATCTCTGATCTGCACCAGCAGAAAGATCCAATTGATATGCGCTCAGTTGGTAATCATCTTAAAAAAACAGGTAAACTCGAAATTGTTGGTGGCTTTTATTACATCGCTGAGCTAACATCTAAAGTTTCTTCTGCTTCCAATATTGAATATCACGCCAGGGTCATTGTGGAGATGGCCATCAAGCGGCGCATCATTGAAATTGCATCATCGCTGCATCATCAATCTTACGAAGATACTACGGATGCTTTTGAAATTCTTGAAACATCGCTCAACTCCATCAAAGCTCTTCAGGATGGAATTGAAGTTGAAAATAATGAATCAAAAATAAAAGAACTCTGGAAGACGCGCCTGCTTACCGAACAACCTCCAGCAGAAATTCCTCTCATCACCATCTTCGGAATAATTGTCGCTACACTCGGAAACCATTCATTGCTCCTGGGAAAGAAAAAGTCACGTAAGACTTTATTTTTAGTATGGCTTGTCTATCAATATTTTCTTCAGAACAAATCAGCCACTGCTGATGATGTACTATGTTTTGATACTGAGCAGGGAAAGTCACACGTATGGAACATGCGCGAGAAATTAAAAAAACTAACTGGTATTGAACTTCCGATCTTCTTCATGCGTGGTATGTCGCCGGCAGAGCGTCGTGATTTTATCAAGTACACCATCAAGTACTGGAAGAATAAACCGAAGATTATCATCATTGATGGCGTGCGTGATCTGATGAACAACATCAATGATCCGATTGAAACGACTGAATTGATTGTGTGGCTTGAATCATTAATTCTGGAATACAATGTACACATTATTGAAGTGCTGCATTTGAATAAGACAGATGGTAATGCGCGTGGACACATCGGAACGGAGTTACTCAACAAAGCTCAGCTGACATACGAACTGAATAAAGATGATAAGACTGGCATCACCCAGGTGAAATGCGAGAGTGCCCGTGATGAAGAGTTTGAACCGTTCTACCTGGAGCATGGTCCGAAGCCTGATTCACTTCCGCTTATTGTTGGTGTTCCTGCACCTGAAGCAACAGAGGTTGATACCAAGCGTGATATCCTCATTAAGATTTTTGATGGTGGCGTATTGAAAGGTGGAGAATTAACAGCAGAAATAAAATCGAATTTTAAAACATCCAAGCATAAGACGGCTGAACTCATCCGTGAGTTTAGAAATAAAGGATGGATTGTGAAGGATGGTAAGATCAATGATCCGAGTGCAACCTGGCGGTTGATGATTAATGATGAAGGTGGCAGGTTGATACCGATGGCTGAAGCTGTGCAGCAGACATCCTTGTTTGATGCCTATCCGAGCGAGAGTATTGTGATGGAGAATCATACTGAAGAACAGAGTGAAGATAATCCAGATTTGCCTTTTTGATGTATGGAGATTTTTCATATTTATCCTCTTGATGAAGAGAAGCAGCATAACCTTGTTGGCTATGTGTGCGAGTGTAACCCGGAGACAGAATATATTGAAGATGAAAATTGTGTATTAGTAAAACATAATTCTTTCGATGGCCGCGAGGCCTTGGAGGAAGCTAAACGAATACTTGGTTATGAGTGAAATATCAAAATCAGCAATGAAGCTTTTGATGGATGATGATTTCATTGATAAGCGCATTCAAGAACAGAAAGATTACCTAGAAGAATTGAGAGTTAAATATTTGTGGTCACGAAGTGAAAAGTGGGTACGATATTTAGAATTGCGTGATAGTGCCACTGAAAGACTCAAGTGGTTTGAAGAATTGAAAAAATATAAAGCTGAACAAAATGACAAGAAAAGAACATCTGCTGATCATGCTCATGGAGGAGTGTGACGAGGTATCACAACGTGCATCAAAGGCTCTTCGGTTTACTTTGGAAGAGATTCAACCTGGACAAGAATTTACGAATGCTGATAGAATAGTTTATGAATTCAATGATCTGTATGCCATCATGCAGATGTTACAGAAAGAAGGTGCTATTCCACATATCATTAATCAGCCAGCACTTGAACTAAAGAAGGAAAAAGTGAAAAAATTTTTAGCGTACTCAAAAGAAGTCGGAACCTTAAAGGAATAATTATGGAAAATACAACAATTTCAGAATTGATCGACATGATCGCTGACTGCAATATCAAAACAGTAACGTATGACGCTGAGCATGATGAGTGGATAATCACTTATCGTAATGGCCTTCATCCTGATAAGGTTTCGACTGAACTTCTGATTGATCATATACAAAATGCATGAGTTATGACAGCAATTGAAGCAAAAAAGATTTCTGATGGATATGCAAAATCCATAGAGAATCAAAAAAAATTAATGATCGAAATGATCCGTGAAGCATCAGTTCGTGGTAAGTATAGTGTTTCGCTTCTTGGTCCATCTTATGAAATAAAAGTTTGGCTCGTTGAAAATGGATACAGGGTGGAGGATCCTCACCCAGGAATATCATCAGCTATAATTTCATGGAACCTAGCTGTATCTGAATCGGTAGGTAAAATGTTACTTAAAAAATTACCATGGCACAAGAAATTATAGTAGATGAAACGCATCCTTACCCTGAAGAGTATTGGGAAGAGAAGCCAAAGAAAATAAAGTATGTGACAAAATTTAATCGTATCTATTTTACTAACAGGTGGAAAATTATCCATAAGCGATTATTGTTTGATGCATCTGATCCGGTGTACATCGGAATCCAGCACTGGTATTGTAGCTGGGACTCATACGCCATCCGGTTTTGTTTTTTTGGATTTGAGATGCATGTGTGGTTTAAAGTTGAAAAGAAATGAGTAACGAGAAAGAAAAGTCAGAGAAGCCGGAAAGTATACCGACATATCATGTCACTGTCCGTGGTGTGATGGTTTTTGTTATTGGTTCAAAAACAATCGATGTTGCCATTGATGTTTTGACAGAAGCAATATTTGAATTGGAGAATTTAAAAAAATTAGAAAATTAAAGATGTGGATAATCCCGAAAAAACACTCGCTACACTCAGCCTTTGCCACGGACAAGGTGGACTTGATCGAGGACTGGAACGAGGAATTGCAGCACTACGGTACCCACATCAAGGAGAAAAAATGTATCAAGCTAGAATTCTCCAATATGCCGCTATTGTGGAAATCGAATCCTTTGCCGCCTACAATGTGGCAGCGAAAATGGAACAAGGTATGGTGGCTCCAGTGCCTATCTGGACTGATCTTAAAACATTCCCGTACGAACAGTTTTACCGAAAAATACACATCCTCACTGGAGGATATCCTTGTCAACCATTTTCACAAGCCGGGCTACAGAACGGAGTCGCCGATCCACGACATCTCTTCCCCTTCTTTGAACATGGAATCGACGCAGTTAGACCTGTTCTCTGTTTCTTCGAAAACGTCGCAAACCACCTCAATATCGGATACCAGGAAGTCAGAGAACGAATATCAAGCCTTGGTTACAAAGTTGAAGCGGACATATTCGCTGCGGAGCAAGTGGGCACGCCACATCTTAGAAAACGTCTCTTCATCCTTGCCGTGGCCGACACTTACTGCTCTGAACAGAGTAAGAGACGAGGAGACCTTGCAGAAGTGCTTGGATTATCGGAAGTCAAATGCCAACCAGAACACCGTTCCGTTATATCTGGCGGAGACAGTGAGAAAGTGGACGACATCGTTATCAAGTTCAACCAACAGAAAAACAAAATTTCAACAAGGAGGAACAGCATTACCAGTTCAAGTCAGACAATGGACAACTCCTTCCAGTCTCGACTGGAAGGACACGGCCGGCATGGAAATGCAAAGAAGCGATGGGAGGAATCGGTGCGATCAATTGCCCAGACAAGTCTTTTTCCAGCAGGACAAGGACCAAATCAATTCGAATTCGAAGAGCCTCGTCTTGAATCCAGCCTGGGTTATGCAATTAATGGGTACAACTTTAGAGAAGACCTTCTTCGCATGGCAGGAAATGCCGTCGTTGAACAGCAAGCCGAACTCGCTTTCAGAACATTGATCGAGAAATTTTTGTAGCCGCAACGAGATTCGAACTCGTAAAATTCAGATTTTAAGTCTGACGCGTCTGCCAGTTTCGCCATGCAGCCATTGTACCCCTGGAGAGAATCGAACTCTCAAAAACACGGTGTCTAAAACCGTCAGCTGTGCCAGTTTGCATATGTCACAGGGGCATTAATTTTTGGTGATCGACCGGATTCGAACCGGCGAATACGAGAACCACAATCTCGCGGCTTAAGCCACTTGCCCACGATCACAGTTGCCGGAACAGGTCTCGAACCTGTAATTTTCAGAATCAAAGTCTGATGTGTTGCCAATTCCACCATCCGGCAATAAAAGTCAGGCATGCTGGATTTGAACCAACGAGCTCCACATTCCAAGTGTGGCGGGAACGACCGGACTTCCCCAATACCTGATAAAAACAAAAAGCCTCCTGATCAGGGAGGCTTTGAGCATTTGCGTCGTTTAAAAAGTATATCCTTATCCAAACTGCATAGCGATGACCTCCAGAATTTCTGGTAAAAGTCGTTGCGGATGCAATTGATTATTGTTCATGGCTCAAACATAGAAAAATTAACCTTTCAATCCAAGTGTCCCACTCTCCCGGACTATCCCGGTTTTTTGAATTCGGGAGTATTGGGATAGTTAAAAAAAGTCCGCATTATGCCTTTTTAAGTAATCCAAAACCGGATCTGTTCTCTTGTTATCCTTATGAATGGCATCTCGAAGAACAATCTTTCTGGATTTATTTTTGGGATTTTGATCCATACCATATAACTCAATTATCTTTTTCACCTGACATCGCTTTATACGAATCAAATCAACAATGCCTTTTAAAAACGAAATAGCAACTAATCCACTCATGTAAGCATAACCATTTTTAAATCGCCATTGATAGCCTTCCATGGTGAGTCTGTTACAAAGACCATTCTCATCCTTCACAAAATACAATTCAACTTTAGTTCGTTTGTCTTTAGCCCCTTTCAAATGGATAACAGCGTATCCAAAATAGTCATAGATATAGGCTAGTTCTTGTCTGTTCTTCATAATTAAGATTTTGATTTTTTAACACATTCCATAAACCTGGCTTGTGCTTCCTTGTAATTTTTATAAATCTGATCCCGCTCAGCCTTCATTTCAGCCGTCAATCTCCGCTTCTTATTCTTTTTCTTCGAATCATAATAAGCCAAAATAGACTCCACAACCTCTTTCCTGAGCGTCAGGTACGGCAGAAGTAATTGCATCAGCCGAACAGCCCGATGCTGCTGGATGTTCAGCCAGTAGTTCTTCTGATCACGAATGCACTTACTGTCCTTCACGTAATAGTATCCGCCAAAATGGTGGTACATAAATTCCGTATCCATATCATCATCTATCCGGAAGATTTTGATATAAACCTTGTGCACCGTGCTGTTTTTAATCTTGTAAAACCGAACTCTTGATCCTTGATCAACAATCATTGCGGCCTCCTTTAAAACCTCAGGAGTAATTTTTTTAAAGTGAATTGGGATTCTCTTCATGAAAATAAAAAACCCGGCAGTGTAGGACGTCTGCTCGGGCTTCTATAGGTGGATTTAAACCAGACCAAAATCCTTCGAGTCCTACTTCGAAAAATTTCAATCAGAAATTCAAAGTAGCAAAAAATTGAAATAATATCCAAATTTTTGATAGAGTCCCCCGACTCTCCCGGACTATCCCGGACTATCCCGGGAGAGTCAACCGAATACAACTGATCAACTCTCCCGGTCACTCCCTGTAGATATATTTCTTTTTAGAGAAATATATCAAAGGGGCGGGAGAGTTAGTATCTGTGACCAGTGGGAAGGTGAAAAAAACAATAAATAAAATTTTAGACCGGGATAGTAGATTAACAAATGTTAATATTTTCATTTACCTTCGAATCCATGATACTCAACCAGCAACAATCCAAAATCCTGAACCTCCCAAACGTCCAGGAACTCATCAAAGCCCTCGACCTCGACATCCATGATTCCGGAAAAGAAGCCAGACGACTCATCTCAAACCGCGTCTCCGCTTGGATCGACCATGCAGACGTACAAACACACTACCCACGAATAATTTCGCGTGACGAGCCTCTAATGAGCCCGTTCGCTTCCAAAGATGACTGGATAAAAGATATGATCGCCATTCACGGCCAAAACTGGTGCCCATTCTGAAAGGATACCTCCCTGCGCCAGGCGGTAGACCATCCCCGGGTCGCTGACCGATTGGGCAATCGGTTTTTCTAGACCCGGGGGCCTCTGTTTTCAATATTTTCAAAATAAGAGCATATAAAAGCTTGACACTGAAGCTGGATTAAACTATTTTTGGATCATAGTTCGTAATAATCGAACGTTTAACACCAAATCTTCGCAACCAAACATAATTTTGTGGGTAAATCATCAGAAAAGCCTACTAAAATTTCTCCATCTTACACCGTAACGCAGCGCACCGCGCAACCCACGGTTGGCACGATTAAGCCAACACCGGCCGAATATTTGCAAACAAGTGTGAGGCATATGCAACGTTGTTACAAAACGCAATTACTAGTTCGTTACCGTGACAAGGTTTATCAGGCTTATGGTATTAACCGCTTTGAGGTTGATTGTCTGTTATTGTTATCTGGATTGCTTGAGAATTTAGGCAGGCAGGTAATTAGTAAAACAGTATTTCTTAAGATTGTTACTGGTAGTTTCAAGACGAAGGCAAAGTTTAGCGGTTATCTTCAGGGCTTGTTAGATAAAGGTTGTTTGGGTAGTTATGAGTATGTTAGTTCGCCTGATTCGTTGGCCATTGGCATTACTGATTTTGGTATTCAGGTTATGGATTTATATTTCAAGGAACAGGCTGAATTATTCCAGCGTTATATCAATCCTGATGATGACTGTCCAATAAGATCTATTGTGATTGGTGAGGATTTACCAACTTATAAAGCACGCCAAACGGCCTAAAATCCATTCCTAACAAAAAATTATTCTTTCTGACAATCAACAACTTACACAATATTTAAAAAATAGTTTGCTTGACGTATTGACTTCTTAATATCTGTTAATATCTTTACATCATAATCACAGACAAAAACGTTACCGGGACACGCAAAACGGGATACAAAAATGAAGACAATCAAGATCATTATCGGAATTGCGGCGGTTATCACTGCTATCTACATGTTTCCAAAACCAGTGGCAAGTAAGCCTTTTTCATCCTTTGAAAAGCAAATGAGATTAGAGACTCAGATTGACTCTATGGAATTTGCTAATAAAATGAGTGTTTGGTCTAAATAAGGTTTAAGGAGATGAGACAGAAAAAAGTATTTCCGACCGATGAAGTAGCGCATATTTGGTCTAAACAATCACAGACTGAAGGTAGAAACGCAGGTAAGAACCTGTTTTTTAATGGTGACAAAATTTATTCTTATGGCCATCATTTTTGTATCGCGCGCATGATTGATAACAATAGAGTATTGTTTACCACTCGCAGGTATTCAGTAACGACTAGTTCGCATATGTACCAAGTTCAGCGGGCTATAACTCATAAAGAATTAGTTTACTGCAATGATCCGTCTGAAGGTGCTAATAGTAATATACTGGCTTTTGGTAAAGAGATGCATGAGCAATATCTTATTATTCAAGACACTAAACGCCGCAAAGTTACTCATGATAAAGCAAAGCTTGAAATTGTGGCTATTGCTGAACGTGTGGATAAATATCTGGCAGCTATCAACACTTCTATTAAAATCTTCACATTCGATACGTTTGTGGCATTGTATGCCTTTGCCAAAGATCAGGATTTAAGCAAGCTACAAAGCACGTTTGAGGCTCAAAAATTAGAGGCACAACGTAGGGAGTTGGCACAAGAAAATGAAAGGCGTGAAAAAGCAAAGAAAGAGATAGCGAAATGGAAACGCGGTGCAAACATTAGGTTATACTATCATGTTGATGAGGTTTATTTGAGATTTAATGCTTCAGATAATGTAGTGGAGACCTCGCACGGTGCGCGGGTAAATGTTAAGCAGGCCAAAATATTATTTGAGCGAATAAAGAGCGGCAAAGATGTTATAGGATTTGTGATTGATGGTTATACCGTGCTTGGTTTGAATGGTGTTCTTACTATTGGTTGTCATAAGATTGAGCGCAAAGAGATCAATCTCTTTGCTAAGAAAATGGGTTGGGGTCAAATCAATACTCACTAAACGCGCGACATTATGAAAACCGATAGCTTATATGCGATTTACAGAAAAACTGCCGTTCCTGATGAAACCTATCCAGAATACAACGCAGGGTATAATCTTGAATTAGCTGGACATATCATTATTAAAGATGGTGAACAAGGATATCCGGTTGATGAGGAAGAATACGAAATGGTATTCATTGGATCTCTGCCTAAAGAATCAAAACTATGCTGACTAAAGAAGACAAACTCATCCTATCCGTCATGTCTACAACGAAGATGAGTGCGCGCATAAAGAAACAATTGGAGAAACTAAAAAATGTTTCCGGTAACCATAAACCGGGTTATAAATTATGAAAACTACATACGAACAACAAGCTATTGACTTTATGCAAGCTTGTGGAATTACCTTTGAAGCTAGATTTGTTTCTTTCGGTCCTTACTTTGAAGGTGAGAAAGAATCACGAGACAAATATGCTATTGTCTTTAAAAAACCTGAACAAAGGAACAAATCATTATCACTAACCTTTGGCCAATCAACTGCACATTCCTACAGAATTCAACTAAAAGACTTACAACACTCTAAAAGAGTAAATGACATTAGGTCATGGAGTACTTTTGTTGATAATCCAAATGGACAAAAACCTACCGCTTATGATGTGCTATGTTGCATAGTTAAAAGTGATCCGGGGAACTTTGAGGAATTTTGCAGTGAATATGGTTACGATGAAGATTCTCGAAAAGCTTATTCAACATGGCAACTTTGTGTTGAGCAATGGCACGATGTTAAACATTTTTTTACTCAATCAGAGATTGAACAACTACAAGAAATCAATTAAGGCCATGAAAACAATTGAAAGTAAAATAGATTTTACTCGAATCAATAACGACACGAACGGTAACCCTCGTTACGTGTGCCACTTTCTTAATCTACTCACTGATAAAGATGAATTTACCTCTTTAGACGCACGTTACGCACTTGCTTTGAGCCGTGCAAAGAAGATAGGAGGCCGCAAATTCCATAATAAGCAATACGGCGGATGGATTGTATTTCAGTCTTACAATATCGCAGAAACAGAGCGACACATTAAGGAACTTTTGAAATCTGTAAAGCCATAGGCGCAAACTAATTTTAAAAAACATATATATGAAAGGTTATAAAGTATTCAATCCAGATTTTACCGCGAAACAAAACAATATGAAATACGAAGTCGGCAAGACTTTTGAAGTGCCTCTTCCAATAACAATTTGTCGTTCAGGCTTACATTTTTGTTTGAAAGCTTCTGATTGTTTTTCGTATTACGATTTTGATCCAAAAAATATTGTCTGCGAAGTTGAAGCGTTAGGAGAAACACAAACACACGATGAAGATTCTAAAGTTTGTACTAATAAGCTTCATATCATTCGCATCATTGAGTGGTCTGAAGTTTTATTTTTAGCCAATGAAGGAAAGGACAATACCGGTCATTCTAATTCGGGCAACTGGAATTCGGGCGACAGTAATTCGGGCAACAGTAATTCGGGCAACAGGAATTCGGGCGACAGGAATTCGGGCAACTGGAATTCGGGCGACAGTAATTCGGGCGACAGTAATTCGGGCAACTGGAATTCGGGCAACTGGAATTCGGGCAACAGTAATTCGGGCAACAGGAATTCGGGCAACTGGAATTCGGGCAACTGGAATTCGGGCGACAGTAATTCGGGCGACAGGAATTCGGGCAACAGGAATTCGGGCAACTGGAATTCGGGCAACTGGAATTCGGGCGACAGGAATTCGGGCGACAGTAATTCGGGCTACAGGAATTCGGGCGCATTCTGCACCGAATCAAACCCTAAATTGATTTTATTTGATAAATTGACTGATATAAATGTGCGTGATTGGGAGAATCACGAAGCTTGCCAAATCATGTCTAATCTTGACTTTACAATTTGGGTTCCATCTTCATTAATGAGTGCTGAAGAAAAAGAAAAAAATCCTAAGCACGAAACTACAGAAGGTTATTTAAAAACTATTCCAATCAAAGAAGCATGGGCAAATCTTTGGGGTAATTTAACGGATAAAAAGAAATCTGTATTTACTTCTTTGCCTGGTTTTGACTCAGATAAGTTTTTTGAAATAACTGGAATCAGAGCATGAAAACAACCTTTATAAATCCGTCTTCCTCTAAAGCAGAGCGGCGCCAAGTTCGCCAGTTTGCAATAGAAGCTTTGCAGCAACGGCAAACTAATTTTGAAAAGCTGATGGCACCTGACCAGTACGGTGATATTATTAATGTCAAGATGAAAGATGACCACGGAGAATTCTACTTGTACAAGTTTGACGGTTACAGTAAGACCGAAAGCCAGTCGATTAAGTTTTATGTGCAAGATGATGAGGTAGTCATTAAGTTTCTTTACATGCTTAAGCTTTCCGGCTGTTACCTGGACATTACCAAAAAGGATTGGGCTCAGTTGCTGTTTAGATTGGTTAAAATAGAAATTAAAAATTGGAGTGCTCCCGCGAAAACGTAAGTGGTCGAGTATGATTCTGTAAAGAAGGAAAATGTGGTACGTAACACTTGCCTTTGTATAGCAGATAAGAAAGGGAAACGAGCCTCCAATCTTTTAACAAAAAGCAAACTAAATTTAAGAATACAACAATGACACCTAAAGAGATAATTATCACAGTAGTATCAACGGTATTGATTATAGCATTTATTGTTGTCGTGGGCTATGTGATACCAATGATTGTTTATAAATCCCTTTGGGATGATTTTGAACGCAAATTAAAATCAAAGAAATGAAAATAGGTTACGCCCGCGTCTCAACGCAAGATCAGAATTTAGGCAGGCAAGTGTCCGACCTTCAGAAGTATGGCTGTGAGATTATCTTCACTGAAAAAATAACAGGCACAAAAGCCAGTCGGCCGGAACTTGATAAAATGATTGCAACACTGAAGGAAGGTGATACTGTAGTCATTCATAAACTTGATAGATTAGGAAGATCTTTACAGCATCTCATTTCACTTGTGAACAATTTTAAAGAGAAGCAGGTCGATCTCATTTCACTCAACGATAACTTTAATACCACTACTTCCCAGGGCAAACTAATATTCAATATCATGGCCTCTATTGCTGAGTTTGAGCGGGACTTGATTTCAGAGCGTACGATCTCAGGGCTTGCTTATGTGAAGAGCCAGGGGCGCAAGCTTGGGAGAAGGTTTACGGATGCAGATAAGCTAAGCCAGGTTGAAGAGTTGCGTAGCAATGGTGCGCGTATCTCCGAGATCATTAAACAAACAGGGCTTAGTCGGTCTACTATTGACAAACACTTAAAATTTGTTGAGTATAAAAACGCTGATTTGTCGGAAAGATTAAAATAACAGATTTATGGATTACTACGAAGAGAAAAATGCTCAGCGCCATAATGCCTTACGAGGCACAGTAAATGGCTTATTGATTGTTTTCGTTCTGGCACTTGTTTTTAGTGCTGGCTGGTATTCAGGTGTTCACCTTAATGGCAAACTAAATCCATCAAAGATTACAAAGCAAAAATGTATTGGGTATACTGTAATCAGTCGTGACAGTGTCGAGTGGTGTGACGGCAAACGAGTAAAATACAATTGGCATGTATTCAGTGATTACAAAAAACGCGGTAAGAAATGAGTTATAGATATTTTCCCGAGTACGGCAGAAGTGGCCATGGTAAACCACACTATACCCATCGCAAGATGTTTGTTCATATTGTGAATGCAGGCTATCTGTGTGGATGGATAGCAATGCCGACACAAATCTGGCAATGGATGCTTCGCCAGCGGGAAGGTGTGTTCACTATACTTGTCACTATCCGCCGCAAACTAATTCTGGTGATTACACAGTATCGAACGGAATCAAAACAAAATCGAAAATCATATTTAAACTCTTTAATTGTAAAACTATCATGAGCAGAAAAGTAACAGTCAACGAGCCCAATGAGGCTTATAAGAAAGACAAAAACTATGTGAAGAACATACCACGTTCTGATCGCCGTAAGATGGGATTGTACCATCGTGAAGAGCCTGTAAAAGAAATGGAAGTACATGTTCGTAACATGCAGGAGCACAAGGCTGGTGGAGGTTATATCCTTCGAGATAAGGCGACTATGCCATCAGTGAACAAACGTGGTGCTGTGGTACGTAACAAGTACAAGATGACACTTACCAAAGAAGGTATTGGTAAGCTCAAATCATTCACGGATAAATATCCGAAGCTGAAGAAACAATTCAATTCACTCAAGCGTGATGCAAAGCCTGGTAAGGTTGTGATGGCGGTGTTGAATAAACCATTGATTGTAGCGGGCAAGCCTTTCCATTCACAGGCTATTGTGCTCACGACGGATTTGTTTAAGAGGACTCTTCATCGATCATTCTAATGGTAAAACGAAGAGTAAGAATAGTAGTGGATGGCAAGCGTTACGAACCTGTGATGCTTGCTCCTCATCTGCGTGATAGCAGATCAATTGTTGTGAGTGAATCATTTAAACCAAAAGATAATGAGCGAAGAGATAGCCAAAATAATTGACTCAGTTCCAGAGTATAAAAAAATTCTCAGGAATGAACCACATCATAAACATGAAATCATTATTGATGATGATGATGTGATCCGTTGGAAGGCGAATCCATCAGTTCGTAAATTGATTGATGACAGTCAATTACTAAATGAGTTTCTTGTTTTATTCAATCTGCTTGGAGTGAAGAAAAATCATGAGTTGTATCGTAAATTATATCGTGACATGGGATATTCTTTATCTGGCTATCACGAGATTTTTTACTGGGATGTAAATAATCCTTTTTGTGATGATTATAAGGCTAACGCTCTTTTGGTATGAGACTTTATTCGATATCCAAAGAAGACCTTTTGCTCAAAATCAAAAAGCTGGAGTGTGAGAATACCTTGCTTAGAAAGAATCAAGTTGATAAAGGTAAGGATGAGGCTTACATCGAAGAGTTAAAGCATAAGATTGATTCATTACAATTAAGGCTTAAGACAATCAATGAGAAGTATGTTGAACTTCTTGAGTTGAGAGTGAAGAAGCTTAAATCTCGGTGTGAGAATCAGAAAGAATTGATTAGTCATCTTCATAAAAAACTAACCAAAAGAGAATGCAAACAACAGTAAAATTATCAGAACACGGCATTGAAGTGAATCTTAAACTTAACTGAGTATGAATATCATTTGTTACAAAAGTCTATTCATATTGCCCTAAACAGCAATCAGTGTACTGGAAATGAACGCGCTGATATTAAGAGTCTTTATGATTCTTGTAAAGAAATTAAAACTATTTGAATAAAAAAATAATGGAGACAAACCAGATATTACCAGTTCTTGATCTTGCTGTGCTGCAAGAGAAAGCTAATGAATTTGCAATGAAAGGCGCAATTGAGGCACTGAAAGAATATTACAGTGGTTACAATTCTCCTTATCGAAAGGCAATTGAAGAAGCATTGATTGATAAAAAATTCAGTTACCCTCTTCAGTTACCCGACATCATTACGATGTTGAATGAAAAACTAAGTGATCAGATAGATGCTATTGCCAACACCGCACTGAGCCAGACTTATTTACCACAAGTAAAAGAAATTCTATTGCGCGAAGAAAGTGAAATGTTATTTTCTGAATTTCTAAAGAAATTTGTTGAATTCACCGAGGTGAAGTATTATGATGATTGCGATTTACGCATGGAAAAAAATTCACAATATGGATGGTATGAAATACATCTTTCAACAGGCGAAAAAACTTATGATCTCACACTTCATGAAGATTACGCCACCAAAAAAGAACAGGTAAAAAAATATCATTTTTTATCAATACCATCTAATGGCTCTACTGAGAAAATGAAAATATCAATTGATGGAGCCGTTGCTGAGATACCGTTTACCAGGGGTCTTATGAAAGATAATTTCATTGCTTTTATAACGCGATTGGTATTATCTGGCACTAGATTCAAAATAGACACCGATTACTTCCATGAAGACATGTTTCCTCCACAATGTCATTGCGATTAAGATGGACACCTACTTCTCATTCAACTACGACGCTCAATGGATTTATTTGAATCTCTACATGGAGATGAGTTACGAAGAATTGATGAACAGGCCAGAATGGAAACTACGCAGGATCTATGACTGGAATTTAACGCTGCGGGTGCAGCATGGACTTGAGATGAGTAGATTATTTTTAAACTAAACAACAATGAAAAAATTTAAGTATCCGCTTGCCATTGAAGGCACAACCGAACAATTAAAAGAATTATCTATTAAATTACTTGAATTAGGATATGTGATAGGCAGTAAAATAACGAATACTGATAGGTATTTACTCACTAATTGGTGTGATGAACTTGGAACATTGGGATATGATCATCTTAGAAATTACAGAGATCGTTATGATGTATCAGCCTCCAATCCTGATCTTGTTCTGGCATTAGCTGCAATGGTTGATGATGATGATATAAATCCTGGTGAATTATTTTATTGTCATAAGAATCTTGTAATGGATAATGATTATAGAATTGCCTATAAGAAAAATCACTTTTACAAAAGTGAATTACATGGTGCTATAACTGATGAGTATAATCTCAAAGAACATTGGATGTCTGGCGTTGGTGTAAAGGCTTCAAAGTGGTTAAGAAAGGCCACAAAAGAAGAAATTATTTCACATTTCTCACCCCAAACATTCAATGGATCAGAACCTAAAACTATGGAAAAGAAAATAATCGGTTACAAATTAAAGGATGATTGCAAACAGTATGAAGAAGCAGCTAGTGCTATCCTAAGATTTTCAAATGGGAAACTTACCAATTATGCAGAAGGATACAATTTTACTTTTACTTCTCCTGCTTCTGATTTTTTAAAGAAAGCTGGTGTTCTTGATCTCTGGTTTGAGCCAGTGTATGAAGAAAAGTTTAAGGTTGGTGATTGGATATTTTTTGATGGTAAATCACATAAAGCTGGTCCTTACAAATTAATTGAGAGAGTTAGAGAAAATTTATTTCGAAGCAAAGATCAATGTCATGAAACAAAATCAGGCTATCGACTAGCCACTCCAGAAGAAATAACCGCAGCCCAAACAAAAGTAATTACTCTACGCTGTGAAGGTGGAACTTTTGAAATTGAGGTGAGTAAGAGAGGAATTTATTATAAGCCTGAAGATAAGTGGCTTGATATTGCTGCTTTAAATCAAGCTGTAAATCCGGTCATAACATCAGTAAATGTTAGTGGATATGATTTTAAATTAGTCATTGATACTATTGATTCCGGATGTAAGAAGAAAGTATCCATACTAGAATGGAAGAAAGTGTTATCCGCTTATAATGAGATATGCAAATAATAAATTCTCTCCATGACCTTAAAAAGCATCCACCAACTTCTGACACTGTGTATGTCAAGACAGCGAAGAAACTATTCTGGTATGACTTTCAATTGCATGGATGGATAGCGAAAACATATTTCACCTCACTTGAAGTCTCTGCTATTCTCGGATTGAAACATGATAAAATTCAGCGGATGATCAGGCATCTTGAAATCCGGCGCAGGATGAATCGGAGTGAAAACATGGGTTATGATGACTTGAAGCTATTGATGAAAGTGGTGAAGATTAGAAAGGCTGAGCCATGCAGAACGTATAAGGACATTAAAAAAGAATTAGGAATATGACACAACAAGAATTTGAAGATTCACTGGATAAATACATCTTCGCTCATATTGGTGTTTCTATTGAGGCTCCTGGGACTACACCAATGGATAAACAAGAATGTAAAGTTATGCTGAAACAGATGTTTAGCAATTTTGTGATTCCAATGCAAAGAGACCTCACCTCTCTTGAATCTAAGCAAAAGGATTTGGAATTAGAACTATCAAAAGCAAAGGAATTATTGACTTTATCTTTAGCATTCCTTCCTGATAGGGCTACTATATTAAATGATCAAATTGAAGATTTTCTAAATAAAAAATCATGAAAAAAGAAATCCTACACGAACTCATGTCATCAGCACGCCTGCTGAATAAGTTCATCGCCGATTCTACGAACATCAAAGCTATAGAGAATGCCGCAATGCTGATGGCATCAAGCATCAAAAAAGGTAACAAGATCATCACCTGCGGCAATGGTGGCTCCATGTCGGATGCTATGCACTTTGCAAGCGAGTTAACTGGACGCTATAAAGATGACCGTAAACCAATTCCTGCTATCGCTATAAGTGATCCTGGACATCTCAGCTGCGTGGCTAATGACTATGGTTACCATCGCGTGTTCTCCAGGTGGATCGAGGCACATGGACGACCAGAGGATGTACTGGTGGCCATCTCTACATCAGGTAATTCAGAGAATGTGTTCGCGGCTGTGCAGACCGCTATTCAAAAGAACATGTATGTCGTATTTTTGTCTGGTAATGATGGAGGCACGATACAGGATTTACTTGGTCCTGCTGATGTTGAGATCAGAGTGCCGCATGAAGGGTACGCCGGACCCATTCAAGGCATACATATTCAGATCATTCATATTTTGTGTGGGTTAATTGAGAAGATGGTATGAAAAGATTCAAAGAAGGCCAGCAAGTTGTGTGTACTCATCCTACCGGTATGTGGTTAGGTATATTTAAAGGCCCTGGTTATGGTGATATAGTCACTGTAAAAAAATACTCATCTACTTTTCCTAATAGTATAGGATTGGTCGAGCATCAATTCAGCCCGAGAAATGATGGGCGTATTGCATGTTTTCCTCAAACATGGTTTGAGCCTTTGATGGATATTAACGAGATAACTATTGAATTAGAGATTAACCAACAAAAATCATGAAGTCATTACAAGAGATTTGTTCAGATGCTGATAAATTCAAACAAAAAATTTACACTCTTAAAGAGCGATCGCCTATCTATCCTGATATTCTAATTGAAAAACAAAATAGCAAAACATACGCTAGCACTTTGATTAGAATAGAAAGGGATGGAGTGTGGTATAAAGTTCATGTAGTAGAAATTGATCATCACGATCCTTCATTGAACATTATGGTTCCGGAAAATTATTATCTCATTCAGAGATTATTAACACAAGTTTATTACATACAATTTTTGTATAAAATCTGCGGACGAGAAGATGTTGATGTAAATCAAGAGTCTGAATTAGAACGAATAATTAAAGTCAATAACATTATAAATGGTATACCATTATGAACAAGTACGTCATCATAATCACTATCATAGCAATTCTCATCATTGCTTTCCTTCTGCACCGCGTCAACGTCCTTCAGGATGATAAACAATCACTCTCATCTGTTGTTGCTGAGAAGAACGACTCTATACATTATCACAAAACAAAGAATGGTCAACTGGTGGCAGAGAAGTTTGCTGCTGAAATGAAAGCAAAAGACCTTGAAAAAAATTATCCTGTCTTAGCTAGGCAAATCGAGCAGATGGGCATCGAACTCAAATCAGTTAAGGCTGTGATGCAGGCAGGATTTACTGCTCATGGCTCTGGCAATTCTTATATCACGCACAACCACTACACAGATAGTACTGGAAGGTCCATGGATTCTACGCACTTGAATGTGTCGGACGGATACCTGGCTTTCCGTGCTACTATCTATGACAGTTTACATGCGCCATATAAATACACCTACTCTGACGTGATCACAATGACCATGAGTACAAAGAAAAAGTGGTTGTTCGGTAAAGAACGATTGTATGGCTCTGGAATGCTTGGTAATCCGAATGCAAAAATCACCAATAGCACCAGTGTGCTGATGAAGGATTACAAGGACAAGCGATTCAGTATAGGGCCTTACGTTGGTTATGATCCGATTCAGAATAGACCAAGTGTAGGTATCGGAATGCAATGGGCATTGATTAAATTTTAAAAGACTCAGTTAAACTTTAAAAACTTATGCTGATGCGTTGCAAAGCCAAGCGATGTGGGGCGAAGTGTAGTCAAGTAATGGCCTCTGATCATTGTGGGGTAAAGTGATCCAATTTTATGAAAATATACAAAGTAAAAATTAAAGGAATTACACCATACATGCAACACCGTATGGATGATCAAAAGCTTGAGCAATGGGAGAAGCAACGAGGCCCAATTCATGAACGTCCAGAGTTAGTAAAAGAGGATCTTGTTCGTGCGGAATATCATTGCTATCGAAATTCCGATGAACAATGTTTTATACCATCTGAACAAATTAGAGGGGCATTAATTGCAGCAGGTTCTTACGTGAAAGCTAAAGTTGGTGGCCGTTCAAAATCCATGAAACAGATAGTGGCAGCTATGTTTATGGTTTCGCCTGACCAAATATTATTGCCAGATTTTGATAGCATCGATAAACGATCTGCTGTCAATAGGAATGTAAAGGCTCGTGTAATCGTTGTTCGTCCAAAATGGTCTGAATGGAGCGCTGAATTCACGCTTTCAATTGACGAGGACTCAATCACTATTCAGACTATCGAACAAATCATTGAGTATGCTGGTAAATATGTTGGGATAGGCTCATTTAGGCCTTCAAATAATGGTATGTTCGGACGATTTGAGTTAACGACTATAAAATTATTATAATAGCGTCATGTGACGTAGAGTCCAGTACAGCGAAGTATCGCACAGTTTAGGCCTTCGGGTGTGGGGTTAACCCGATTTTTATTATGACAAAGGAGAAAGCTAAACAAGCTTGGATAGATCTCCATAAAGGACTTGATTACATACAAGGTCGTGACGACTTCAAATCATCCCTTAAAAGAGATATTGAAAAGAGAATATCTGAGCTTGAACAAATTGCTTTAGTCAATGATCAATGGAATAAAATTGATATTCAAATCAGTGAATGTAAAAGATTTCTTGAACTAATCGAAACAGTTGAACCATGAAAGCACAAATAATAACTAAAAAAGAAGCTAAAACTTTAGGATTAATCCATAGTAGGATATTGACAAATGGTCATGGTGCGTTTGGAGAATCTGATAATTCTTATGAAGATTTTGTATTCATTAACAAAATAAAAAGAAGAATATCAGAAGATGATTTGATTATTTTTATAGGTGAATCGCCTAATAGAGAGATAATTCAGGTCATAAGTAATTATGATTCTTCGGATAAAATTCTTGAATTGTTAAACCCTGAACTTCTGACTAAAAGAAGGCTTGAAAAATATGAACGTTTTCTTAAGCTTAAGAAGGAAATAGAGTCTGATGAATTCTATAAAACGAAAGCAACATCATTAAATGGTTGCCCTTTTATGTATTGTGATAGTAACCCAAAATGTGAGAATAGTTGTAGATATTCCAAGCCCTAAAAACCAAAGTACTCAACATTCTATTAGAACTATGAAAAAATAATAATTATGAAAACAGGAATTGAATTAATCGCTGAAGAGCGTTCTGAACAAATTTCAAAACACGGATATTCTATTGAAGATGATATTAGAAAATACCCTGACTCAGATTTGATCCGTGCTGCATGCGCAATTGCTTTTATAGCTAAAGACGGAATGCCATGTCAATTACCCGCACCTGATTGGGCTTGGTCTATTCGTGAAAGGATAGAAAAAGATAGAATTCATTGTCTAAAAGTTGCTGGTGCTTTTATTGCTGCTGAGATAGATCGGATACAATATAAATCGGCAACAACTATTCTATTTGAAAATGGCATTGATATTGGAACTTTAAATGATGAATTCAATTCTGCTTTGCTTAAAGCAATGGAAGAATACAAAAACTCGAAGCCATGAAAACTTTAACTATTCTATTCGAATCTCCTAATGTGTTCTACGCTTTTATTGATGGTGTGAACATTAGAATTGATAATCCGGAAATACTTAACGCAACTTTAAAATGGCGTGGTGCACCAAATGAGTTTGCTTACACAAATCAATATGGCCTTAAAAATGGTCAGACATTCCAAGTAGAGGGATTTGAGTATGAAGTGAAAGAAATTTGCAGTCAATGTGAGCCTAAATACAATGAATATTGTACCAATTACGATCATATTTGTATGGGTGAGTACAAGAAAGTAGCAATCCTAAAGCTTGCTAAAGAAGAGGAACCGAAAGAACAAATACTGAGAAAGCCATTAAGATCTGATTATAGTGAAGATAGCGATCTTTGGGATTATATGGAAGCTCTTGAAAACTATATTGAACAAATTGAAAAACTAAAGAAATAAACGTTATCGCTCATCGTAAAGCGAACTATTGATATTGTTTAGCTAGATTCCACCACAAATTATTAGCTAATGATATTAATGATTTTTGATCTTTGATTATCAAATCATAAAATAGGTTTTTATCAACCATAGAACTAAGCCACTCTTTAGCCATTTCAAAATCGCTATCCTTAAAAGGAGAAACTAACCTGTATTCAGCCCACTCCTTAATAAACTTTGGCAGCGGCTCTTTTATTGGCTCTACATCTTCAGGTTTGAATCCAAATTTCCAAGCATCAAAACCATCTGGACAATCATGTATCCTTCTATCCGCTTCAGCAAAAAGAAATACTTCTTCCTGCATATTTTTTATCTTAACCAGATGCTTATCCTTATCGCGTACAAATCCAACATGATACATTCTAATCTGATCAATAAAGTCTGTAGACGCTGATGCCATGACTGACTCAGCATCATCTATGCAGCGGTATTGCTTCTTAGCAAGCCTGATTACATGTGTGCTTACTGGCTTTCGGTTATGCTCTACATTAAGTACTGTGTAAGCAGAGTGCCAACAGTTGAGGCGATGGATTAAGAATGCTTCTTGATTAGTTTCTATTGCTTGGCGGATGAATGGAAAGGAATCTTGGTGCGTGATCTCATCAGCTTGTTGATAATAAAAATAATCAGTGTTCAATAGTTCAATAGCTATGTTGCTGAAATAAGAAAGTTTCTCTCTACCTTTTTGCTCAAGCCATTGTGCCTGTGAGATGTAGTGAGAAATTACAGGTTTAAATGGTCTATCTGATAATTTATCAAAAATCCATTTAGAGACAAGTTCTGTTGTTCCATCATCACCACCAAAAGAAATTGATACAGCATCGCATAATTGGTATAAACACTCAAGACATTCGATAATTGAATAGTCCTGTGAAATTGCGTTCCATGCCATTGTAACGCCGCCTAAAGTTTTACTCATATTGATGTGTTTTTATATAGAGCAATATTGCCGAGTGTCTTCACTTCTTCAAGTTCAGGATACTTTGCGATAGCAGGCAATACTCCTGGGCCAAACTGCTCAAGGATGTCATCGAAAGCCAGCCACTTAATTTTTAGATCAAGAGCGAGTTTAATATCGGCCATTACGTGATGCTCCAGATGTCCCCCATCTATGAAGATAAGATCTGCGTTTACAGATTCAAGTGTGCTAGGCCATTTCTCGAATGCTTTTGCACTATCACAAATCATAAATTCAAATCGTGGTGAATACCTATGTAATAATATACTTCCTGCCTCCATTGTTTCAGCTTTATCACTTATATCTATAGATAGAACTTTAGCATTAGGTGCCAATTCTAACCACATAGATGAAGACCATCCGCAATTTAATCCAACCTCAATAATACCAGATGGTTTTACAAAGTCAACAATTTCACGTAAGCATCTAACAGAATGTGGCCCACATCCGAAGGGAATCCTATTACCACTAGCATCAAATCCTGTACCTGAAAATCCAGCAGCAGAAGGCAATCCGATAGTGCATTTATGGAAAAAAGCGATGTCCTCCTCTGAGGCATACATTAATTCTTGTTCTGTCATTTTAATTATCGGATAGTGGTTTAATAAAATCATCGAGTATTACCAGAGGCAATTCATCATCTATTGCCCATGCTGACAACAATGAAATATTGTAAATTAATACTTTCAACTGCTTATCATTCAATTCTACTCCTTTAGGCAGAAATCCATCAGGATGAACTAAGTACCATTCATAAATTTTTTTAAGATGCACCTGTGCTTCAATCGAAAGATCATCATAGTGATCAGAAAAAATTGATTCAACACTCATACCTTTCGAAGTATAACATAAAATGAATAACACCCTTCTCTCAAGTCCATTCCTGAGTCAACTAAATCAAAAACTTTTGGTAAATGATCTCCTCGAAAATCTTTCCCTTCTCCGCAGAATGCGCGCTTAATCCAGAATATAAATGGATCATATTTTATATCGACCATGTGCTCCAGGTTTTCTTTATTATCGTAATGGTCACCATCAGGAAGATATAGGACAAGATGACCACCAATATTTAATGCATCACCCCAACACTCAATAGCTGAGTATTGATCAGATAAATGCTCAAGGAAGTGAGATGAAAATACCGTATCAAATTTTTCTCCTATGAAATCAAGTATCAATGGATTGTCAGTAACATAATCGACTCCAGGTAGTGGTCTTCCATCTACACCTTTTGCGTCTGGAGTAATTTTTGAATCCCCACAACCAAAATCTATAATGCTACCAATAATGTATTGCATTACTTGTGGCAAATCTCTAACCTTGTCGGCTTCTGAATGATAAGTCCTCATTTTATAACTTCGTTTAGTTTAGCAATAATTTCTTCAGTCGTAAACGTAATACATGGAGGAGTCTTCTTATCTACAGCACAATCAACACCACTTACTCCAACTACAGAGTGATAGCAACCATCATTACCAATCGGACACGCCTTCTGAATAACATGGATCTTACTAAAATCAGCATACCTGTTTTTAAGATCAACACTTCCTGAGATTATGAATGATTCAATGCCAAGGCCAACAGCGATGTGGGCATTCCCACTATCAATACCAATAAAATAATCAGCCCCGGCGATAGCATAAGATAACATAGTGGCCGGTGTATTAAATTTGATGCCTCCTCTATGTTTACCTGTACCGATTTGGAATACAGTGTATCCTTTCGTCTCTAAAAAGATTGCCACAATATTCCAGTTAACACCATGCACATTCCGATGCTCCATCGCTGTGTCATCAATGTGCATCACGATATATTTCTGAAATAACTTACTGGAATCATCTACCCAATGATTGAGTTTTG